TCAGAAAAACAAATAAATGTTTAGGGCCGTTTTCCGGTCATTAAGGTCATGGTCATTAAGGTCATTAAGGATTTCAACTTCTCTATTCTGGTAACACATTAGCGCTTTTTGATAACACATTTGTAACACACATGGATGATTTCTCAATACACCAAATTCATAACATATTGATTAGCAGCTATTTACGGAAAGAGTACATAAAAGAGGAATAAGTGATAAAATATATTTAAAAACAAAAAAGAACAACAGAGATAAGTGCCTATAAATAAGCAGCTTACTACCATTGTTCTCCCATGCTAATTTTGTACAAATAAGTTTCATTTTGCTTATTATAGTGATTCCGTTGGGGTTCGAACCCAAGACCCACAGCTTAGAAGGCTGTTATACGGAACACCAATAAAATGCCTAAACAATAGCAACTTACGCTATAGGCGAATAATCATTTTGCGGCAGTTTTGCGACATTTTATGCAAGCCTACTCCACAGAACATACAAATATACTTTACATTATCATTTCCTTTTCTGCTGATATTCCACAACTAAGAGCTGCTTTACATCTGCTAAATCCAACTCTAAATCACGATAGGTAGGATTAAAGGAACGCAATATAAGCTTTCCATTATCCATATCCAAGTCAATGATACGCTTCAATAGAATACCTTCTTTATGAACTATGATATATTCCTTTCCGTCTATATGAAGTCCATTGCTCTTTACCATGTAGTCAGGGCAGACTTTACATATAACGATGTCTCCATTCTGATAAGCTCTAGACGAGCCATCATCCATAGAATCACCGCTTACCTCGAATGCTACGTACTTTTCTTTATCTTCCTTTACAATAGGGATTGTTGGGAGCGATGATATATATACATCATCTGCATATCCGCTGAGATAACCAGCATAAGCCATCTGTGGAACAAGAGGAACAAAGCTGACGCTTGAATTGATATTCGATTTGATGTCATCGTTAAACATCTTTCCTTCTCCGGTCTTAAGCCAATTCAGATTTAGCTGAGGGTAAGCCAAAGAGATATTCTTCAAGAAAGTCTCGCTAGGCATATCCGGCAATCTGCTAATTGCACTGGTATAGCTCTTGCACTTCCGCAAGAAGAATGTAGTACTAATTCCCATCTCCGTACAGAATGGTGCAATTCTGCTTTTGTAGTTGTTGAATTTTTCAATATTAGCCTCCGGCTGCAACATTTCACCAGCTCCATTAGCTAGCCAATCCATATTAAGATCTGGGAATTTAGAATTTACTCTATAAGATACCCTTGCCGTGAATACACCATTCTTCCCTATGATTGGAAAGTTAGAGGCCACATCAGCTTTGTCACAAAATTCACGTTTGGTAATTCCTTTATATTCAAGATACTTACGCAGTCTAGTCTTTGCGTTTTCGTTTTCGCTTACCTTTATAGGTGAAGAGATGAACATTTCCCCCATTCCCGTCCTAATATAACTTGGATTTACCTGCGGAAATTTTTTCGTTATAGCTTGCAAGCTTTTGGAAGACACACGATTAGTTATACGGCTGACGAAGCCATGTCCTAAGCCTACGGTATCCTCGAATTTTTCATTTGAAGTGTAACCCAAAGCAGTGATTACAGCCTTCAGTCTTTCGTATGCACTATTCATAACCTAAAATTTAATACGCAGTAAGCGCATGTGTAACTTAATTTATGTAAACATTTAGAGCTTAAAGATAATAAAGGTTAATATAGTATATTTAAACACTATTTTATTTGCACGTTTGCAATACTTTTCTTATCTTTGCACTCGAAAACATTAAATATGTTGCAAATATACATAAATATATCGTAACTTGCAAGAAATTTAATATATTTTTTGTAATATTACATAAAAAGGTGAGACACACCATAAAAACTGTAGAAAGAATATGTCATTAAGCGAGATTAAGCAATTAGTATCAGTCGCATTTCAAGCGGGACGGATGGATGCCCAATTTGAAATGGGGTTGCGTTCCGACAGGATACGCAGAAAAGATGCCGAATGCTATCTTGCATCAAAAGGATTTGAAAAGCAGATGATTGACAAATGGGTCAAGAATAGGTTAATGAAAGAATATGTAGGTGATAGTAAAAACTCACCTAGATATTATTCTCTCAAAGAAATCAATGAACTTGTTGTTTCTTGTCAGATAAAGAAAATGATTATTTAAAATATACGACTATGGCAGAGAATAAGGCAGCGAAGCCTGTAGAAGGGCAGAGCGTAGAAATTAAGGATTATGAGTTTCGCCTCCTTGATGCGGATGAGATAGAAGTCCGTGTCGGTCAAGGTGGTAATCAGAAGTCACCGGACTGGTGTTCCTTGTTGCTTTACAAGGACGCAAGATGTGATATGAGACGATTAGATGAGAAGTTCGGCATCTATGGCTGGAAACGTAAGCATGAGCTTATTGGTCAAAACCTCTTTTGTACAGTTTCCGTTTATAAAGAAGGTATCGGTTGGATAGATAAGCAAGATGTTGGTACGCCAAGTAACACCGAAGCCGTTAAAGGCCAAGCTAGCGACTCTTTCAAGCGTGCATGCTCTTGTTTAGGTATCGGTCGAGAATTGTATACTGCTCCCAAGAAGATATTCATCAACCTCAACCGAAACACCGAATATTCTCAAAGCGGAAAGTTGAAGACAATTTTCCATGTTGGATATGTAGGTTATACAAACAGATGTATTGCCAAACTTATTATTCAAGATGAGAATAACATTGTGCGTTGGTATTGCGGCATGACAGAACAAGAAGTTCTTGAATGGATGAATGAGCAGAAAGAAGTATATGGTTACTCTGAACCAGCCCCAAAGAGCGAGGAAGAAAAAGACGAAAATCTTAATGAGCAAAAACAATATGCTTATCCACAATTGCAACAGGCTCAAATTTGGGAGGACGTAGATAGAGTTTGGAACGGATTCCCAGACCTTCAGAAGTCCGAAGAGTTTAAACGCAAATGTGCATTACGAAAGATGGAACTCGCACAGAGCAAGAAGGATTTAAAAGCAGTTTATGATGCTTATCCCGAATATCAAAAGAATGCAGAGTTCTTAGCTAAGTTGACACAATTTAAATCAAGATTAGTATGATACAATTGAATAACAGTGGAGTTCTTTATGAGGACTCCACACATCAATACTTTTATGATGGTCGTGAATTAAGTGGCATTACAGGTATGCTTCATCAGTATGTATTTCCCAATATGTACTCTAACGTAAGCGAAGAGGTATTGAAGAAAGCTGCCGAAAAAGGCACTATTATCCATGAGCAGGTAGAGTTGTTTGCTTCATTGGGTATTGAGCCAGCCTCAGAGAGTGTCAAGGATTTTGTCGCTTATATCAAGAAGAATGGATATGAGATTATAGGTAGCGAATATGTCCTTCGAATCGGAGAAGACCATGCAAGTGCAATCGACTTGGTGATGCACAAGGATGATGCACCGGACGATGAGGTTGAGATTTGGGATATTAAGGGTACTTATTCCGTTAATAAGGAGTATGTGCGTTGGCAGAACTCGATGTATAAGTTCGGTTTCGAAACATTGAATCCTCATCTGAAGGTTACACGTATATGTTGTATGTGGTTGCGTGATGACGAGAAGCGTGGAACAATCTGTAAACTCATCCCATTAGGCAAGCCAAGACCTGCGAGCGATGTTAAAGAATTGTTCCGATGCGAGAAAGAAGGTCGTTTGTATAGTGATGATACAAAAACACCTTATTACATTATAGATAACGAAATCGCACTCATGGACGTTCAAGAGCGCATTGCTAAATTGCAAGAACAGGAAAAGGAGTTGAAGGCAGCTATCTTTGATGGTATGTCAAATGACAACCTCACATCTTATAAAACTTCGATTTACACTTATTCCTTGAAGTCTGCTTCTGAGAGGGTTACGTTAGACACGAAGGCTTTTGATGCGGATGACGAAGAAGCTTACAACCATCTATTGAAAAAGTATAAAAAGGTAACTAAGGTAAAGTCTAGTTTGACCTTGAACAGAGTTGGATAAATTATTGTTTTATTAAATATTTTAAGTTATGGCTAATAGTTATAAAGGTAAGATTGTTGCTATCGAAGGCATTCAATCTATTCAGAGACAAGGCAAAGAACCATTTGAAAAGAGACGTTTGATGCTTGATGTAACACGTTTCGATGGTTTGACAGGTAAACGTGGCTATGAAAAGCGCATCATCTTTGAATTCAGCGGTAAGAATGTACATGTTCCGGATGGTTTTAATGTCGGGGATATAGCAGAAGTATTCTTTGACGTTGAATCATATCAAGGAACGAAGAAGGATGGCACAACAGACTGGTTTACATCTGTTCGTGGCTACAAGATGCAAAGGATTGAAGCACAGAACAATGCGCCACAAGGTGGCATGCAAGCTGCTGCTAATAATCCTTTTCCACCACAAGCTCCAGCCTCAGGTTCAGCACCAATTCCACCAGCACAGCCGAGTGGCACTAATACATCTGATGCGCCATTTTAAACTTATTATGGTGGAGAATTAATTTTCTCCACCTTTCATTAAAGACAGATGGTATATAATATGTTGAATCCGGTCGAGCTTGAAAAGTTCGAGGAACGAACCAGGGCTATGATAACCAAAGCAAAGAAACTACAAGGTGATTATTATAATGAGAAGTTCTTTGTTGTTGACCTTAAAGAAAGACAACAATCTAGGACAATCCAGCAGAATGCTTATCTGTGGGTAACAATCACTTACGTAGCTATTGAAGAAGGATATACTAAGGACTATATCGAACAAGAGTTCAAACGTGTAAATAAGGATGTTTTTCTTAGGGAGCGTGAGAATAAACAAGGCAAGACCTTCCAATATTGGAGGCACATACCAGACCTTGACAAAGAAGAAATGTCTTTATGTATAGACCGATGGCTTCATCATTGCTCGATGGAAAGAGGATTATACATACCTACTCCACAAGACCATGCTTATATGGTATGGCAGACGCAGGTGGAGAGGCAAGCAGAATTAAATAAAGAGTTTCTATAGAATGCTTGGTGTCGTAGCTCAGTTGGATAGAGCAAATGTTTCCTAAACATTAGGTCGTGAGTTCAAGCCTCACCGATACCACATTCTCTAACATAAAAATAAAGAATATGAAATCATTAACAGGAAAGTATTTTATCGTAGGTGTTCGTTATGAGAAAACTCTAGAAGACGGAACGAACGCTAAAACTACAGAGCAATATGTTGTAGATGCCTTGTCATGGTCAGAATGCGAGGCTAAGACTACAGAAGAAATGGCGGTGTACACAAATGGTGATATGGAGATTGTCACTATGAAGAAAGCTAGCTTCTCTGAGTTGTTCCTTTCAGAGGTAGATAGTGAAGATAAATACTACGATTGCAGTATTAACATGATTACTATTGACGAAAAATTTGGCAAGGAGAGGAAGACCAAGGTTCGTTATCTTGTGCAGGGTGATACCATTGAAAAGGCTCGTAAGAATGTAGATGAGATTATGGGTAAGACTATGATTGATTACAATATTACAAGTCTTAAGGAAACATCAATCATGGACGTATTCTTGCATATGGGTAAACCAAAGGAGTAAGGCTTTTCATTTTTCTTATTATTTAATTAGTTTGAAATCCCCCTATGGGGTGGTGCTGCTTAGTTCAATGGTAGAACGTCCGCCCAAATCGGAAAAAGGTTGTGGGTTCGACCCCCACAGCAGCAACTATGACTTTTGGTTTGATAAAGGATAAAGATTATGGGATATTATGATAGATTCAACAAAGGTGGAAAGAAGCCTAAACACCAAAGGAGCGAGAAGCAAAAGTGGGTTGACAAGCTAGATAGGCTTATGTCGGTTTATATCCGCATGAGAGACTCTAGAGAGTTTCACTATAAGTACTTCAGATGTATCAGTTGTGGACGAATATTGCCAATCGACCAAGCCGACAATGGGCATTATTGCGGACGAACTCATATGAGTTTGCGCTTTGATACACGTAATCAGAATGCGGAATGCAAACGATGCAACAGATTCTCTTCTGACCATCTTATCGGTTATAGAAAGAATTTGATAATGAAGCTTGGAAGATTGGCTTATTTGCAGAAGCATCCTCACGTTCCTTTAGATATGGAAGAAGTTAAGCGGCTCGGAGAGCAACAAGTTGATTTATTGGAGGTAATGAAACATCAAGCAAAGAATTGGTCGGTGTTCGAATTACAGGAACTCTATAAATACTATGCGGCTCTAATTCTGAAAATGAATGAAGAAAAAGATAATCAATAAGGTTTAATTAATGTTATAGCCGCAACAAAAGACACTAATTTATTTGCATTATTAAATTATTCTTCGTACCTTTGCAATCGTCTTGGTGAGACACACCATAAAAACTGTAAAGTCATTTTTCTATTGGCTTTTGTTATGCATAAGACTTGTGCATTCCTATATAGTAACAAAAGTGATTTCATATTATTTGTGAAATGAAGTTTAAATTAAGACCATATCAAGAAGAGGCTAGCAAGAAGGCTGTTGAGTTTTTCTTGGATGAAAAGAAAAATTGGAACGCTCTGGAAGTGCTCCCTACAGCATCGGGCAAATCCTTAATTTTGGCAGATATAGCTGCTAGACTCAAGGATAAAGTGCTTGTGTTCTCTCCTACTAAGGAGATTTTGGAACAAAACTACAAAAAGTATTGTTCTTATGGATTTGATAATGCCAGCATCTATTCCGCTAGCTTTAAATCAAAAGAAATCAGCGATGTTACTTTTGCTACAATTGGTAGCGTGAAAGGACATCCCGAATTGTTTACTGACTTCAAATACATATTGATTGATGAGGTTCATTTAGTGAAACCTGAATCCGGCATGTATAAGGAGTTTCTTGATAAATTAAAGAGCAAGGTCATAGGTCTAACCGCAACACCATTCCGTCTGTATTCCTATCAGAACTATGGTAGCATACTGAAGTTTCTGACAAGAAGTAGAGACAAGATTTTCAAGGAGCTTATTTACTATGTTCAAGTTGAGGATATGGCAAAGAACGGATATATCTGTCTGCCAAACTATTACTCTTGTCCACCGCCACAATGGAATGAAGGTAATTTGCAGCTAAATTCAACTTGCCGTGATTATACAGACCAAAGTGTAAAACAAGAATATGAACGTGTGGATTTGTACGGATGGCTAGTTAGTGTTGTCAATAGATTACTTAATCCGAAACGAGGTGGACAACGTAAAGGCATCTTGGTTTTTACCAAGTTCGTTAAAGAAGCTCAGATGCTGACCTATTCCATACCTAACTGCGAAATGGTCTGCGGAGAGACACCTCCTAAAGAACGTGAGGCTATCATCGAGCGTTTCCGCAATGGGCAGACTAAGGTACTGGTAAATAGCCAAATCTTGGTCGTAGGCTTTGACTATCCGGAGTTAGATACTGTAGTGTATGCAAAGCCAACACGCTCTTTAGCGCAATACTATCAAGTTGTAGGAAGACTTCTTAGGCTATCGAAAGGAAAACAACCTTGATTTGTTGACCTTTGCGGTACTTATGATAGATTCGGAAAAGTTGAAGACTTGAAATTGCTAGACCAAAACGGCAGAGGGAAGTGGGTAATAATGAGTGGAAATAAACAATTAACAAATGCATTTTTTTAAGATATGATAGTAAAATTAGACGAAAAAGCGTGTAGCTTGGATGCTGATGAATTAGTCGTTTTCGTACGTCTTTCATTTAATGCTGACAAAGACGGATATGTGTATGGGAGCAACAAAGAATTATCGGAAAAGACAGGTATGTCGGTGGCAAAGACAAAAAAAGCTATTGATGGACTATTTGAGAAACAAATGTTATCTATCGGTAGCGGAAAAGTCTTTATTTGGAAGCATGAAGACAACATAGAATTTGCTGAAGGTGAAGAATCTAAACCACACAAGAACGAACCTGAACGAATAGCATTGAACAACGTCCCTAGTGTACAACAAGTGGATGATAAAGCAAAGAAGGTTTGCGAATATTTCAATAAGGTTATCGTTGGAAGAGGAATGCCTCTTGTTCATGCCCTGACTTCGAAGAGAAAGTCAATGATTAATTCACGGCTTAAAGAATATGGGAGTGAGCAGATGAAGTTGATGATTGACAAGGCGGCAGCATCTTCATTCCTTAATGGTAGTAATGGATGGATGGCGAGTTTTGATTGGATTATGAGACCAAATAATTTTGTTAAAGTATTGGAAGGAAATTATGATGATAGAAAGCAAGGGACTAATAAAGACGCAGAGCAAGGCTATTACCAAGAATCAGCCGACCTCGTGCAGCGCCTCAATCAACAGAGAAAAGCAACGAATATTCAATGAGTACGGAACATTCGATAACGTTCTAATGTCTTTCTCTCCATCAAGCCAAGTAGGTAGTAAGATGCCAATCGGAAAAGCTTTTAAAAGCAACGCACCAACACTTACCTATCTTGACTTATGTTATGGAGAAGGAAGTGCAATAACATGGCTTGTAGCATGGATTTCTGATGTCTATGGTGTTTGTGGCTTTGTAAATAATGAGGTTACTGACAATATAAAGATAATGACTGCAAATGCTATAAAGGATGAGTATTATTTCCTTAATCTGAACGAGCTGATTACTTTCTTCAAGATGTTTATTGCCGGAAAGTTTGAGAAATTCTACAAGAAGCCAAATCCGCAAGTTATAACAAAGAGCTTGAATACTTTCTGTTCCCATCGTATAGATGCCATAAAAGCAGTAGAGGCAAATATAAAGAAAGAGAAAGAGGCTAAAGAAGATGAGGCTATCAAGCAAAATGCCATCACTTATGAAGAATGGGCGGCAAGAAAAAAAGCTAAGGGCGAGGAAGTTAATATAGAACTTATCGAAGACGAGAAAGGCAACAAGATTTTTCGGGTTAAAGCTCCTAAAGCTGATGTTAGATTAGACTCAGCTTATATGATAGTCAAGAATACAACAAATGCAGATTTTAAGGCTATATGCAAGCTAAGAGAATGTTTCGTTAAGAAATATGGTATAGACCCATACGACTTGATTAGAAGTTTAGGGAATAAAAAACTTAGAGAATATGAAGAAAGAAGAAATTGTCAAGGCAATCATTAAGAACCTTAGAGATGTAAATGGCAAAAAGTTCCGCAAGGATGATGTTCAAGCCATTGTGAATTATTTCATAGACCTCACAAAGCAATCGTTGCGCAACAGAGACCGTGTTATGATACGCAGCTTTGGAACATTTGTGGTACGACATAAAAATCCCAAGCAAATTAATTGCGTACGAACAGGAGAGAAAACGATGACAAGGGAGAAAGACCATGTGGCTTTCATTCCTTCTAATGATTTTGACTTAGATTCAATAGTATAAAATGGAGATAGCAGAAATAGAACAGATTATAGAGGCTTGCAACTTTGATGTTGCTAGCCAGACCCAAAGAGCAGAAACATTCAACGTAATTGACGCTATTGTAGAAATGCGCAAATACGAAGGTCGTTTCAACGCCAAACGTTGGGAATATGAAAATGTTAATGGACGTGGTACGATAGAAATATATTCTAAACTCGTTGCCGGAACTCTAGAGGACAAATTAGCAGAGTTTGCTATTATATTATTCTCAATGGCCAATAAGTACAAGATGAATGTCAAATCGTTGAGGCTAGACCCAGATTCAATGAGAGACCGTTCCTTTGAAGACTTGATGATGTCTATGCTGAAGATTGAAATGACACATTACCGAGTGTTCAAGAAGATAATAATCTTGATTGGCATGCTTTGCGGATATTGCATGATGAATGGTATTGATTTGTTGTGGTTCGTTAACAAAAGACTTTTGATAAACATTAAATAGGCTAAAATATGAAGAAGTTAAAGTTAGTTTTTACGAGTACGGATTTCGCATCTTATACGAAGAGTACTATGAGTATGTTATGCAAGGTTCTTTTACGAATTCCTTACCTTGTACTTGTAGGCATAGTTAGTACAACATGCTGGGTTGCTAAGTGTATTGTAAGGTTCTGCAAGGAGTACACAAAGGCAGCGGTAATTATCGGTTTTGTTCTTTGCTTTATGGCTATGTTTGTTGAGTTTGTCTATTTTAAGATTCAACTTGCAAAGAGTTCGTATCAGACAAGTGAACTTATAAAGCGGAACTATGAGCTGGAGCAGACCGACAGATACGATTTAGGCTTCCATGATGCAATGGCAAAGAACAGAGAAATGCTTACACAAAAGATTGAACCATGACAAACGAATTCAATGATGCGTTTACGAGAGCACAAGCTTTGCAGAGGAGGTTTAATCCAGCTTACATGAACTCCTTTTCGATAGCAATTAAATATGATAGCTATTACGAGGAATACATGGAGATTGAATTGAGAACAGATAATGATAAGTTCTTTATTTCTACATTGACATGCGTTTACGAAGAGGATTATACTCTAAGATTAGACGAATTAGAAAAAACAATAGATAAATTATTAACAGATGAAGACAATGAATAAAAAAGTTATTTTTGTAAGCCTGTTGGATATTATAAGTATTCCATCGGGTAACGAGCATCCTGTAGATATTACGGATTTTCAGCTAAAGCACGATTTCTTTAGAGCGTTGCAAGCAGATAATAATATAGTCCGTGTCAACATCTTAGGATATGACAAGAACCAAGTAATGTATTCAAGCGATATAACATTCAAGAAAATGGTATCGGTTATTTCATACGAAATTGCTATGTATACAGTTAATGCGGTAGTTCCATATTGCTCTACTGATAATATTGATGATACTTTTGTTGATGCTGCAAAAAGCACCGAGAGTATAGATTTTCTAAAAGACAAATCTAATTGGCTGATTATTGGGAACGATGATCTTGCTGATAAATTTGGGGTTGACAATATAACAATGGAGAATTTCGTCAATGGAGAACTTAGAGAATATTCTGAAGGAGCTAAGACAACAGAAAAGAGATAAACATATTAAACCGGAAATCTTGACCTTAGCAACCATAAAGAATAGGTACGGAAAAGACCCGTTACCTGAGTTGCGCAATTTATGGGCAAAAGGACTGGTTAAGAATTGTAGAACTTTAAATGATTTAGGCTTTATATACAATGGATAAGGAGTTAATAAAAAAGTTAGTTGCACAAGGCAAGGCTTATGTACTTGACTTGCGAGGTGGTAGTGTTCCTTATAAGGAAGGTAATGCAGCGGCAGTTGATTTTTACTGCCCACAAGATGTAGTGTTGAATATGCCTTGGGTGAAAATGGGTAGAGGTCACATCAACCTACATTTAGGAATTGAACTTCCTAAAGGTGTTGGCTTGGATATTCGTTCACGTTCTGGCTTTACTGACAAAGGTATGGAAGTTGATGTGGCCTTTATTGGCAAGAACGAAACACAAGTTGGTTACATGACTAATGTTAGAGCGGACATTGATATTTGTCTAGGTCTGGTCGATGAAGACTATAGAAACGATATTGGTGCGCTTTATAGAGTTAATTCCGACCGTTATATGCCGACAAAGGATAGCAAATTCAAACTAGATTCAGATTACGAATATTATGTTTTCGTAGTCAAGAAAGGCACTCGTGTTTGCCAGGGCGCATTCCGCAAGGTAGAAAATCCAGATTGCATACTTGGAGAGTTGAATATGGAAAATAATCGTGGAGGAGGATACGGACATGGTGGAACAAAATAACAATGGGTGTTGCGAATATGCTAACAAGTATATCTTTATGATAAGACGTTTGGCAGACATGATTGAATGCAAGGATAATGCCGCTTTCGTATCATCTCTAAGGGAGGACTTCGGAAAGCTCGGATTATTTTCAAGCGCAGCCAATTTCCTTCGTCTTATGTATGGGATACGAGCATCTTCTAAAGACAAAGAAACCTTACGAAGCCATATCAGCGTAATGGCGATGGAAGCCTTGCTTACGCTCTCTTGGTATATTATTTCAGATTATAACGACATCATCGAATCGCAAATCGAATTGTTCAAAACCAAAAATAAGCGGTATGGAAACGCATTTTCGGAATGTTTTGCTAAAGATGGTTATCCGTATGCCTTCGGTCATTTGCAAGAGAAGATTAATCGTATTTGCTCTTTGCTGACTTTGAACGAGGATGCTAAAGAAGAGCCAGTCCTAGACAGCTATAAAGATTTATTGGGGTATTGTATTTTAACACTTATCGAAATAAAATGAGATACCGAATAACAAGAATAGAAAAAGTTATCAATGGGCAGAGTTCGTTTGAGCACTGCTCGTTGATAGTTTCTAACATAGAAAAGTTTAGGAAACAAATAGATGCAGACGAGGTTAACTTCGTCTATGAAATGTTGGATTAAAAATAGAAAAGAATGAAAGAACCAGACATTGAAATGAATCTAAAGAAAATCATGGAACGCATAAAATGGATTAGAGAAACTAAGGCCATCTTATCCAAGGAAGAAATAAGTCTTTCCATTCCATTGATGCAAGATTTATCGCAAGTAGGCAATATTTACGATAAGTTTATGAGCTATCATGCCGGACGAAATTCCACAATGGTACGCAAGCAATTTATCTTTGTTATTCTTTATCTTTATTCTCCTAGTGCCCTTGGCGGTTCTAAAATGAGAAGAGGGTTAAGAGAAAAAATCGCTAAGGTTTTGGGGTGTACATGTTCTAATGTAAGCCATGATTACAAAAACATCAGTTTCTATTATGTTACTTACCGAAGTTTCCGTAATGACGTGAATGAGATATTGGATAAGCTATTAATAGATTTGGGTTTAAAAGAGATAGGGGAAGAATAACTTCCCCTACCCTTTTTAAAGCAGTCGCAACTCTTGTTTAATACCAAGCTTTTTTGACTCTTTATTAAAGAATTCTACTTTACGTTTTACTTTTTCTTTAAACTGCTCGAACAATGCAATTAAAGCTTCTCGCTCGGTATCAAAAAGCTCTTCTTCTCTAATTGTATGCTGTACGGTTCGTTTACAATGGTCGGGTTTGTATCTATAATCTATCCACCAACCCGATGAATTAAATTCGTTCCCCTCAAACCAAGATACGTTGCAGCATCCCTTTACTATACAGCGTTGTGGGGCATCAAACCATCCATCAATATACCAAGCAATATCACCATTCTTATATTTGGGTATTGGTCTTTCCTCTTTGTTCGTATATTTATATTTCTTCATATTCTCTTTTTTATTACTTATAGAAATCCCTATTATAAATACCTGAAAGCCTTTGCATATCTTCCTCTGTTATGGAGTATTTGTAGTTTAACTGATATTGAATATAGTCTCCATACTCCACATCTTTACATGGGAACAGCTTTCCGTTATCAATTCGTTTGAATATTATATTATAATCTGTCCTCACTCCCTTGTTAATAATTGAGAAGTGACTTCCTACAGACTCTCGTTTATCTATTACTTCATACCAAAAAGTTTTACCTTTATGAGACCTATCATTAATACCCATATAAGCAAAAATTCCTAATATAAAAAGAATAAATAAAAGCTTAAAAAAATAGTTATCTTTTTCCATACACTTAACTCTTTATTATTTTTAAATACTTCAACTTTGTGAATCGGTATGATTCATACACCTCATCTACATTCACACCTGTATTAAAAGCAAGAATACATCCTTTGTCATCGTAGAACCCAAGGATAATATACTTTTCTTCTACATACCCTGCAACGTATGCACCAATATCATTACCTTTATAAAGAACAGGCTCTCCACGATACGCATTAAAAAAATCTTTATTTGTCATACGCTATCGCTATTTTAGTTCATCAAAGTCAAACCACTCTATCTTATCGTAGCACTCGTACAGAACTTCTATACGCTGTGTTCCGTCTCCTCTTGTGACAACCCATATATCGTCACTCATTGCTCCATAATGAAGAGCCGTAGGATTTACGCCTCTACCACTATATCGGAACATTACCCACTTTTTTAATGGTGGCTTCTCTTCCTTTAGGTCGTGCCATAATGATGCAGCATTCACGTAAGGAACGTTTTCTGTGTTACAATCAGTAACACCAATCTTTTCTGTACTGAACGTTACCCAGTTCAGCTCATTGTAATCTACCTCATCTTCATTGCTACAGATATTGAGATAAATCTTCTTAGGTAAATTCTTTATTTTCATATCCCTTAAACTTAATTTATGAATATTTACCAATTCCAAATGTCAGCGTATCTTTCATCTGGTGGTGTTTTAATCTTTGGAAATATAGGAGTATTGCTGATAACACGATGGTCGCAACTTCCTGTACTTCCACTAGTAAGTGGCTCTCCGTTACAGACTAATCTATATTTACATTCATCACATTGTATGTAATTCATATCACTTGAATTTAATGATAAAAAACTCGGTATCAAGCCACTTGTCGGGGCATAATCCTTTCTTAGGTTTGCCGATGGTGATACTCTCAATCTCCTTTTCGATACGTGGACTATCCTTGCGATAGCCGTTAATGAAGAGGACGTGGGTATATTGTTTTAACACAATTCTCTGTGCGTCAATATATTTTTTTAGTAAATCCGTTCGCCCTGCTAAAGCCGAGGCAAGATTTCGCACATCAATAATATTGCTGTTATTGTGAAATAATCGTGCTACCCAATACGGCTTTATCTCCCGATACTCTTCATTCTTTCTTCCGTCAGCAATCATGTCGAACCATTGCTTGCTGATGGTGAGGGTCAATATTTTCTTCTTCATTCTTCCACCTCCTCCCAGTCTGTTGCAAGAATATCACCATCAACGCATGGCATGCAAACAAAAGGAATGTCCAGATAATCCGTCTCCCATATATCATTAAAGGATACACATCGGACGTAAATTTTCTTATTATTAATAAATGTCGTTCCACTACTCCATATCCTACGTTTTACTTTCTTTCCTTCCTTCATTCTTCTCAGAGCCTCTGAGAAGTCAAATGTTTCCTTGCTCATAATGATTTTGCTTTAAAGTTGTAAATTGGCTTAATGACATCAATGACATCAACCGTAGGTTTGATTAACTCAACAATCTCTTCGGTTGGCTTGTATGCCATAGGTGCTTCATCAATGGTTTCTTCACAAACTGATGTGGAATAAATACCATTCATTTCATTCTTGTAAGAATCCATAGATAACTCTTTCTTTGCCTGTGTACGAGACATTAATCTACCTGCGCCATGAGGGGCAGAGCATAGCCAATCTTTGTTACCTTTTCCCTTGCAGATAAGAGAACCATCACGCATATTCATTGGGATAATGACTACCTCATCCTTTTTTGCACTGATAGCTCCCTTTCGCAATATACCCTTGTCTGTATCTATATAGTTGTGAATGGTTGTAAAAGAATGCTTGTCTGAATTTGGGTCAATATCCACACCTAGAGCATTGACGAGTCTGTTAGCTATAATTCTTCTATTATGCTCGGCATACTTCTGAACTATACGCATATCATTTAAGTAATCATCAAGCAAATCGCCCTCCAAGTAAGAAAGTTCCTTGCTAATATTTCTAGTACCTAACAACTTGATAGCACTCTGTATTTCCTTTTCTCTTCCTTCGCTTTTCAACTTGGCAACAACCTCAGACTTATCAGCTATTTTCTTACGACAATACTCGTAGGCAAGTTTTTGGTAATAGTTGCATACCCTAACACCAAGGTTTCTACTTCCTGTATGTATCACAAGAAACTTCTCTCCTTCTTCATTTGCATCTAACTCAATAAAGTGATTGCCACCGCCAAGACTTCCAACAGAACGATATACTATTTCCATACTGGCAAGACAATCCCAAGCACGGAATTTACCAAACATACAACCATCAACCAATCCGTTTATGTAGGCTGATACTTCTCCCTCGTTGACATTAAAACCTGACGGAATCAACTTATTGACTGCTTCATCAAATTTCTGCAAGTCAATATTAACTTTACCAAGTCTAACGACTTTCATTCCGCAACCTATATCTACTCCTACGGTGTTAGGAACTACTCTTTTGTCCAGCTCTATCACCGTGCCAATAGTACAGCCTTTACCTGCGTGACAATCTGGCATTATTCTTATTTCACAACCAGAGTAAGCATCGCTATTGGATAGAACTTCTATCTGCTTGATAGCTTCATCTTCTATTGTCTTTGCAAAGACCTTTGTAAACTCATTCATATCTCATTTCTTTTTACTTGTTAAACTTATCGCCTTGGTGATTCTATGGTCTTTTTTACCAACAAAACCATAGCATATTTTGTACTCAAAATCTCTTAATCTTCTGTACCAATAATCACTTGCCGTACTTAGATGACGAGCTTGCTTCATTATCTTCTTAGCTAATCTAATCTTCATACACCAACTAACTTTCCAATCAAACGATGTTCGTGCTTATCGAAAGTAATTCCATACTTGAACATTTCTTCAAAAAGCATAAGACGCTCCTCGTTGGTAGCCAACCGAGTAGATTTCTTTTTATCCTCGGTCATTGTGAAATGAGAGCCTACCATTAAATTCTTATATTCCTTATGGAGATAAAGATAACAGAACAGATTATGATATTCTGGTTTCCAACACTTACATAACACAATCCAATTATTATTTATCACAACTATATTGCCTTCAGCAACAATATCTTCAAACATATTATTTTCCATACGCTACTTCTTTTTACGACAAGGGCAACTCTCAGCGTGGATAACGCAAACACCATGTTTCGTGTCCACAACCAGATAATCGTGTCCTTCCTCAGTGAATACTGACATACCAATCTTCTTTGCAGGTTCATTGCTATTAGCCAAAGAGCGAATGCCCTCAAAAATCAATGCTCCTACAAACAAACACAAGACAAACCAAACGGCTGACTTAATTAAGTTTAAAATCTTATTCTTCATACGCTACTATTTCTTTCCGTAATACTTCTCTGATAAGCCGTTGAATCGCTCATAGTTCGGCAACTTGGGAGAGATTTCAAACTTCATCGTTGTAACATCATATCCTCTATCAGTCATTTCTTTGACAAACTCTTTGGTGAAGACCTTATCGAAAAGATAATGAGCATCTGTTTGAGTCATAAACCCTAGAGGATGATAAGCACCAATGCAGTTCTCTTTCTTATCCCAATATGCCGTTAGCTTATCTTTCTTTAAAAGTCTCATATCTTAATTAATTTCCTCCTCAATCGTTTTGAGATAGTAAATTGTATTATTGATACCTGTAAGTTCCTTACAAGGCCTTTGGTAAGTCTCAGAGATTTGTTCCAAATCCTTGATAAATTGTTGTAGCTTAATTTTATCCTCCCAATCGAGAACTACTACATTTCTTGTTTCTTTTTTCATACGCTAAAAAGGTATTTGTTTATTACTACTGCGAACATGCATATGTTTTCTTCTCCAAGCTAAATTATTTTCTACTTTAATATGCCCGTCTGGGAATTGATGTACTCTATCCCAATAAGCAAACATAGAGAATATACTTTTTATACGCTTCATACGCTACTTCTTTTTATCGAATTTATTGCCAACTCTTTCTATCTTACCAATTTCCAGAACATGTGGAAGCAAATAAAGAGGTTCATTCTCGCCGGCTGCCATAAAAGCATAGTCCTCTTCTGACCAAAGCACTTCGGCTGTAGGCTTATACCCTACGAAATGTATTAGGTCGTGCTCCCAAATTTCATTGCCTTCGCAATCTATTAACCCTGTGAACTGACAGACAGTAGTAGGGTCAATTTCATGAAGCGTTGCACCTTCTGATGCTACGATACCTATAGTAGTTTTGCTAAGTGCAGGAATCTTCATTACAACAAAGCTTCCGATTATCCATTCTCCGTTATCAAGACGTTTAGCCTTGAATTTAATATCTTTAATTTTCATAAGCTATAATTCTTCTTTTTCAAATTCACTTTTTGGAACTCTGTAAGATGTACTATGATATTCACACTCATCATCTTTACCTATAATATATTTGGCAAGCATATCTTTCAATGCCTTATAAGCTAAAGTGTTGTGACGAATCTGAATACGTATAAAGTTCTCATTATCACACATTGTAAGTGGTGATTGATTATTCATATACACCTTGCCTTTCTTACCAAGGTTACTTCCGTTGTAACGTTGGTAGAAATATCCACTAACCTTATGCTTGATTCTGTAAGGTTTTGTCATAACTATTCTCCTTTAAGTTCTACATTTTATTCACCTATCTTTTCAAAAACTAATTTTACTTTTATAGGCTCATCTTCCCATGATAAATCAATATTGTTTCTTGGGATAGTAAATCTTTTGTTTCTATGGTCTCTAGCAGTTATCTCATCATTACAATTATAATCAATACCACTTTTCCACTTACTCCAAAATCCATACCAATCATCTCGGAATGGTTTATCTTTGAACAACACTAGCTCGCCATCTTTATCACAAGCAAGCCATAAATATTTAACTTTATCACTCATATTTCTTCTTTTTAAGTTCTCTTTCACGTTTACGTCTCTCCCTTCTTGTAGGTGGTGGAACGTATTCATCTAAGAATGCAAACGTTTTCTTGCAATTAGCATTTAATACTGGAATATATACATCCAATAATGCCTTTAATAATTCTTCCATATCAATCTTCTTTAAGTTCAACAGGTTCATCTTGCCAAGACAAATCTCTTCCGATGAGTTTCTTGATACTACCTTGTGGTATTTCTATGCATTTGCAAGAACCATAATCGTCTCTCCAGCTATATACAGCTTTGTGAGGCTCTGTTTCAAATATAAGTTCTGTACCAAAACTATTAACACATAACCATGCCATAACTATTCCTCCACTATTAACTTAAATCCATTAATATTGTACCATCTTGGCTTTTTCTTGCCATCTAACTTGCAACATATCTTTTTGTCAGCACGTATTCCTAAGACTTCTGTTCTATATGAATCGTGATACCCACCATAGATTAAACCTCCAAAAAGTAATTTTGCCCAATTAATTGTATTGTACTCGACTATACTTCCAAGATGAACTTTTCCCCATTCTTGCTCTGTCATAAGCTATTCCTCCACTCTTATTCAATTTCAATCTTTTTAATGTAATATTCACGTGAACCATTTTCTTTACTATAATGGTCTTTTGGTGTTTTTGAACGTGCCTTATCTAATGTAGTAAATATTAGTTGTGTTGGCTCATCTTCACCTTCACAGAAACCGCCACTAACATAAGTACGTTTACACCAAATCTGATACAATATCATATGTTATTCCTCAACTTTTACGCCAAATGGAGTACCATCGGCAAATAACAAATTCTTAAAGCTACTTTCAAATGTCTCATCTTCATATTCACCGAATTCACAGCTATTAGTAATTAAGCATGTGAATGCACGATGTGTTTGATAATTAGTAAAGTACTTATCTTTAACAACACCAAACGGCTGGTGCTTGAGCATTTCTGCCCAGCACTCTTCTGCATTGGCAAAAGGTCTGTACTTTGGCTCTGGCTTGATGCGGAACTTGAAATTTTTAATCATTCCAATAGGAAAATCTGTAACTTCTCTCCATGCCTTACTTACATCAGTAATACTAGAAAATTCGATAATCCTTCCTTCGCCAAACGCCTTAATAAATGGCGATAACTCTGCTGCTTCTTTACGATTCATAATCAATCCTCCAATTTTATATTATGTTCTTCTGCGAAATAATCTTCTGCCTCTTCGCAAAACTGACCTTCGCAAAGTGATTCTGGGAGTGCTCTGCTAGTATAATACTCTCGGTGGCATAACTCACAGATTTCATTTCCATAATTATTTCTTAACTCTTCTCTAGTCATTATTCGCCATCCTTTCTGACTAAATAGTCATACATAGACTTGCGGTTTCTACGATATTCATTACATATCTTTTCTGCCTCTTCCTCTGTATCGCAAGTTGCAATGACTCTATCGGGATATGTATCCCAATATCTAACTACTTTAAATTTTGTCATAATCAATCCTCCAATAATTTAAACTCGGCAATAGAGTGATAAAAATCACCATTGCCATATACGTCACAACTATATGATTTACAATTAACAGAAACCTCAAAATAGTTACCATCATCGTGTGTAATCTCTACTTCATTTGGTAGGATATTTTCCTTGAAGTACTCAGCAGATTGGATATTATCCATAGGCTCTTCAGTCATAAAGGTTACACACTTTTCGTTGATTATATCTTCTATAATCATAGGCTAATCCTCCAATTTTAAATAAGCCCCACCGTTACGACTTTCCTTCAGGAAGTCATAAACTTCTTCCTTGTAGGAACAACCGCAATCCTTCTGGAGAGCCTTTATTTTCTTGTAACCGATGCCAGCTTCACGGAAAAGTTCTGCTGCTAATCCATAATATTTTACGTAGCCAATTATGTTTTGAATAACTGACCATTGTCCACGCTCAAAATCAGTAATACTATCATCTTTAGAAACGCCTAAAGCCTTGTTACATAGTCCGCACACTCTAGCCATTTCTTTTTCAAGCTGCTCGAAGGTGTACTGGCTCCAGTGATATGTAAGGTAGCTTGCACTACCTAATGCTTCTTTAACTTTATTATGCATACTTATTCCTCCAACTTTTCAATAGGTTTCCAATGAGTGATATTGAACGCAACAGCACAAAGGAATCCATTTTTATCTGTATTCCAACCTTTGCATTTAGTTCTACTTGTCTTCAATACAATTTTAGGAGTTTCTTTATTTGTTACCAAAACGCTTTCATCGTAAGGAGGCAACCCATCCTCAACAGATACCCAGTCTGACTTGGAGAGTTCTTCCAAAGCTTCTTTCAAACAACAAATGCAATTATTCAAATATGTCTGTCTATTTTCATATTTGCGTAAAATTGCTAAATGTTTTGCTTCTTCTATCAGCTCTTTAACTTTCTTCTTATCCATAGTTACAAATTAAAATATTCACGTATCTGCTCACCTGTCATGCGATATACCTCAGATATTCGGCAGTCTCTAATTGAGCTATCCCATACACTGGTATGTTCATCATTACAACTACCATCAGCAACACGCTCTACGGCTTCTTCTGGTCCTGTTGCAAAGTCAACGCTTAGAAGTTCCTTTTCCTGGTCACTAAGCCCTTTTCCTTCCAAAGCAATATTTAGAGCGATTTGCAACTCGTCATGAGCCTTATCTGAATAGCCTATAGCCTTATCAATATGACTATTGATTGATTTCTCTTTCTTATCCATAGTTCTAAATTGTTTCTTGTTTAATCACTTCGTCAAGCCTTGCCCCCATCTTCTGAATGATGTTGTCAATGGTTTTGCCTTGATAGTCGGCAGCTATCTCTTGGAGGACTGCGAGTTGGCTTGTTAGTCTGAATCTGTTTGATACTGTTATACACTAATTCTTTATCTCATTTTCAGTGCTTCCTCAAAAGGTATATAACGACCATTCTTTGCAAGTATAAACACTTTACTCATATCCATTTCTGTAAAATTGCAAGAAGTAGTATCATATCTATTACAAATACAATGTTGCTCTTTATCATATTCTTTTGGTGGCATCCATAGCGTATGGCACAGTTTACTCATCTCTGAGTCTTCCCCACCACCACATAAGACGCAACCACCCTTGCCTAGAAAGCACACCTGTTTAGTGTCTTCTTCTTTTTTATTGAAAGAAACTATAAGTTTTGTTGAACTATACAAGTCCGTAGTCTCATGAGGATAGAACGAGCGTTTTTTACCTTCTTTGTCTATGCCTTTAACGAGATAGTAGCCATTATCAATCTCGTCCATATAAGCATCATATAAAATTTCTCCTGTCTTTTTTACTTTTGCGTACATATTCTTCTTAATTATCCCTCTCCCTTTTGCAGGAGAGGGTAGTTAGTTACTCAACATCTTCAAACTCAGAGGTAATTTCCTCGTCTGACTTCTTTTTGAAATCAAAGTAAGATTCTGTTTCATCGTCATACTCGCAACTAAGGCTAACATCATAGCCATCCCAGTTGTCAACTCCACCTGCTTCCAACAAGTCTAACTTGTATTCAGCTTTAAGAAGCTCTGCCAAACGTTCTGTACTAATCTTTTTCATTATTACTTATATTTATATCCCATAAGGGATGGTTAATAAATTACAACACAATCATCAAATACTGATACACTATCAACATTCATGGGTTGCCCATTTTTTTGTGTACCATGAGAATATGGGAAGTTGACTTCCATAGTCTTATCCTCAATCTTTGATAATTCGTTAATCAATTCTTCTACTGTCATATTCTATCTATTTATGCCCGAAGGCGGTTAAGCAAACCAATACTCATCGCAAGGCTCTCCAACATATTCTCTTGCTTCATCTATAGTATTAAACACCTTTTGCGCTGTCGTAGAATGGCTTTCTGCTCTTAATTTACCGAGTGACCGCCAAACTTGTTTACGATGGATGAACAATCCATACAAAGGAATAGTTCTTACTTCTACTTTTGTACCCATAACCTTAACCATTTAAAGATGATAATAACTATTTGATACCCTTGCGCCCAAATCGAAGCATCCCACGGCATCCGGTTTTAAGAAGCGTTTCTCTAACTTCTCCAAAGCCACTTTATACTTCTGCTCCATGTGCTTGCAATGAAGTCTCTGAGCTAATTTAAGTTGCTCGACAACACCCTTGCGAGCAACTCTATATTGTTTGTCGGACATCATAGCCTTATTCGTTCACATAGTTGATTACTTGCTCTTGACCTTGCTCATGCAAGTTATCGAAAGCGTCTTCTATAACTTTAGCTACTTGGTCGCCATTAAGGTTATCCAGTATTTCTCCAGCTACTTCAACCATCTTGTTTATAGGTAAGGAACTGAACTTTTCTACTAAAAAGTTCTTCTGCTCGTTGATGGTCATATCATCGAACAAGTCCGACAAATCTACTTCAACTTTATATTCTGCCATAATTTGAAATTTTAAAAGTAATTAGTTGTACCACACATCATTTGGCATAAGAGCCAATGTCCATCCATACTCTAGTTCATACCTTAATATTTCAAGGGCGTGACTCATTACAGATGAAAGATCTACAAAGTTATTTTCGTACTCCATATCCAAACCATTTAGTTACCATACTTGTAATGCAAATAATTAGCCTCTGAGCCGAAATAAAGCTCGGTATCGCTCATATTTGCCTCCCTCAAGTCATTCTCTACATCTTTATAAGAAGGCACGCAATCCTTAACTCTTTGGCAGAACAAAGGATATTTTGAAGAAACGTCTTCTCCGTCTTCATTATAGATATTAATCTTATCTACATTATAATATGGATAAGAAGAAATATTTCCATATGAATGGATAACCTTTCTACTCTTAACGGACACCACGATTTCAGCAGGTTTGTTAATAGCATCAAACTCGCAAGTAAAATCATCAAGTTGCGCCTCAAAAGCCGCATCATTAAACTTTTCAGATAAGTTTTCAAAAAACTTTTTCACTTTCTTCTTACAGTTTTTATGGTGTGTCTCACCATTTTTAATTAGTAACCTTTATTTCTTAATTACGATGCAAAGATACAAAGAATATTCGAAATATGCAAGTTGTTTAATGTATTTCTTATAGCTTTTAACGCTCTATAATAATACAAACAAATAATTTGCTGACGTTAACACAAAAATCCCCACCACTACATTATTATATATAGTGATGGGGTAAACACCAAATGGTATTTTGCCTTTGGGCTATTTTTCTTCCTTATCTACAATTTCAACGAAATCTCCAATGCCCAAACGAGCATTGTTGATGCAAGACGCAATCCAACCCATCAAGTAGGCTGAGGGCTCGCCGCCGTGTTCCAAGTCAGTATATTCCTCGATGGCATCGCAGACGTGAGAAGCTTCATGGCAGCAATAGTTCATCGACATAACCTTCTGACACGGAAACGAGACAAGAACGCCGCGCCTTCTGTCGCTCTTCCTGACAGCATCGGAATACGTAACGCCGCCGTAATCACTATCGGGAGCATTGCACTTGTCAAAACATGAATCTATCAGCTCTTTCAAGTCTTTACCGATGTGTACCCAAAGTTTCAAAGGGTAGATTCCGTTTCCGTATTCGTAATATCCTTTCTTCTTCATACCTCATCGTTTTTATGTTTTTCCCATCCTGCTTTTGAAAAGGCATACCAAGTATCACAAATGTCAAGAGCGAGAATGTAGCCTTGGTTAATACAAAAATCGCTATCAAAGCCTTCGATATGAACATACATCAGTGCTATAGTATCATAAGGAACACTACGACCTTCAAGACAAGGGTTTTTAAAATTCTTAGTCTTGTATAAACTTGTAACAATTGGCACTTGAAGAACGTCTGAAATATTCTTAGTGCTAATCTCTATCGACTTCTTAAACTTCTTCATATTCTCAACTATTTAAATTTCTCAAAGTAGAACACAATTTGTCTATCAAAGTGCTCTTCGATTAAACCATAAGCAAGCGACATCTTTACTTGGAAAGAAGCCTTACCATTAAGCAATCCTTTAGCCTGTCTAGTAATCTCCGAACGAAATTGTTCCAAACTCATATCACGCTTACGAAGATTACAAGACCTGCAAGATGGCATATAGTTCTCCATGGAATCATCGCCATGGAATACGACAAATTTTCCCTCCTTTTCGCTCCACCGAGAGTAGCAACCTCGATTTTTCGGAACAAGATGGTCAACCTGCATATCCTTATACTCTATACTCTTGCCGCAATAAGCACAATGCCCATCGTATTTGCGATATATTTTAAGTCTATCTTCTTTTTTCATATTCTCAACTATTTATGTTTTAAAATAACGCTGACTGCGCTTGTTGTGTAGAGTTTGTGTTGCTTGTAATGAGAGTTACAGCCTTAGAAGAATTTTACGGGCTGACATTCATCGATTAACTTGCGTGCTTCTTTAGCACACTCAGCCACGCATTTTTCGACTGCTTCTGTGATGTCTTGGATTTGCCCCTCACGCATATTGCCGTATTTATCGCAAGTATCGGCTATTATTTTGTAGAGAACACGATTTTGCAAAGCCTCCATATAGTCTACAAAATCCTTGCAAGTTTTGCGTCGAGGTTCTTGCACCCAATCAAGAAAGTCCTTCTTCCAGTCTTTCCATGTTTTGATTTTTATTACTATCATTGCTGTTTATATTTTTTATTTGTTGTTCTTGTGCCCTATATGATATTTGTTGCATATCCTACACCGATACACCGCCATACCTTGTGCCCGTAACTTCGGATTCTGATTTAGAAACTCCCAAGCATCATCCTCGCTTTCATAAGCTACCTTCGCCTTCCAAGATTGACCCTTTTTAACCCAATGCTCAGGATCTGGATGCAAATGACGAGGAATACATTTATTTCTTTTCTTCATAACTTCTTCAGAAATTTAAGTTGAAACCCTTCTGCCTTTTTTATTCCTGGGTATAGCTTCGTTAGAACCTCCCATGCTCTTGTCTTGTGCCGATGCCACATCGTAACCGGATGCACACGCTCACCACTTGGTAACACATAGAAATCTGCCTTAATGGTATCAATATGCTCATAGTTTGCAGCTTTATATATAGTTCCCTTGTTACCTATGGACGTATCGGCATAAGATATAAGGTACTTGATTTCCTTATGTGTTGCCCTAATATACTTATGCAAGAGAGATAGGCAAATCGTCTCGCTAAACTTTGGCATATCATCAGACAACCACATTCTGTCAAATTCCCTCACTTGATGGTAATCCAACACTTCGCCCTTTTCAGTCTTGATGTGAGGTCGGATTCCATACCCTATTTGCATTGCACCCCTTATCTTATCCTTATACAATACCAAAAGATTCAAGCAACTATTCTTCGTTACCTTGTGTGAAAAGTGATGAGGAACTATGATTGCATCTGCTTGCGCCTTATCGCACTCCATCAGCTTTATTCCCTTTTCCTTGCATTCGTAACCGATAACAAATCCGCAGAAGCCTAGCACTGGAGACTTGTTCAACTTTCTTCTTCTCATATCAATGATACCTCCAAAAATAACGTTTGAAATTATCTAGCAAATGCTCTATACAAGCTTTGATTTCGCCTTCTCTCAAGAATCGGTTGCAAAAACCTATCAATTCATCACGTACCAACCCTCGTTTTAAGGCTTCGTCTCTCATAGCTCTTATAAGAGCATCCGTTGTTTCTTTATTCCCATTTCTTACAACAGGATTGCAACAAAACACCTTGCACATATCCATAGTTTCAAAACAGACTTAACTGCCTACTCATATTCTTTAATTCGTTATTAGCAAAATCTACTTGACGCTGGTCTATTTCAAAGCCTATATACTTTCTTTCAAGGTTTACGCAAGCTCTTGCCGTTGTACCGCTCCCCATGAATGGGTCTAGAACAACATCACCAACATTTGTCGAGTTTCTAATTAATATCTCCATCAACTTTACAGGTTTTTCAGTCTGATTAATCAAACCATCCTTATCCTTGCGCTTGTTGGTTGGAATAGGAACACTCAGAATGTCAGATGTACCACATTCATTTATCGGTCTATCACCACCTTTGCGTAGCATGATGATATACTCTTTCTGTGCCATATAATAGCGGCCACATATTTTTGCGCACTTATCCCATATTAAGCATTTGGTAAAATGGAACTCACTCTTTCCTACCACATCAAGAAAGTGCATTAAATTATAATCATTACACATCAGATAGCAATGCGACCTGTCCTTTAATATCCGGTACAAATCATTGATGTAGTCCGAAATATCAATATCGTTACTCTTGAATATCTTGCCCTTTCTTGTTTGAGATTCCGTCCAATATCCTCCCATACTCCCTGAGCCACCCCTAGACTGAACCGGATAAGCCACATCGGAACATACGAGGTCTATGTTATCACTATCAATCAGCTTTAAAAGCTTTCGACAATCACCTTGATAAATTCTATTTAACTCCAGCATATCCAAACATATCTTTTTGATTAAACAATTCTTCCTTAATTCTTCTTTGTGCCACCTTGAAATAATCCTCATCCAATTCAAAACCAAGGTAATTCCGATTTGTCCGCATACAAGCCAGAGCAGTACTTGCGCTGCCCATAAAGCCATCAAACACCAAATCTCCTTCGTTCGATGATTTCAAGATGCATTGCATTAGCAAGGGGATTGGCTTCTCGTTCTGATGTACCAATTTATCTGATGGAACTCTATCAAAGTCCCACACGTCCTCCAAACGCTTGCCGTTTATGATTCGTCTGCCTTTATTCAAGTACAGGATTGGCTCGTAACATTGACCATATTGCGCATCTAAATCTCCAGCCGTATGGTTGTTCTTTCGCCAAATGAGCACATTCTTAATGGTAAACCCTGCATTCCTCGCTTGTTGCATAAAAAAGTCCAAGGTCTTGGCACTACAGAAAATATAAGCAGCACTATCATCCTTTAAAATCCGGTAGCATTCGCTCATATAATCAATAATCAATTGCTCATTATCATCATTGAGTATTTCCTTAGAGAAACGATGGTCGTCAGCTCTCCACCCAGTCTTGTAGGCTATGCAATACGGAGGGTCAGTAACAATCAAATCCACCTCCCCACTCTCTATTTGCTTCATTCCTTCTATACAGTCGGAATTGTATATTCTGTTTAATTCTAGCATATCAAATCTCTTTAATAGCGTTAACATAAGCTTCGTGAGCTTCTTCTTGCGTCCCAAAGCATCCGATATAAATTTTCTTCTTACCTATCTGGTACTGAGCTTGCCATTTTCTGTTGTTCTTATTCCACGTCACGCCCAAGTATACAGATGAAGTCTTCTTTGCTATAGCAGAATAAATCACATTGTATCTTGCGGTGCAATACTCCAAGTTGTCTACATCGTTATTCGTCTTGTCGAAATCCTTATGATTCACCATCGGCAACGCTTCTGGATTCTCCAAGAAAGCCTGAGCTACCAAACGATGTATATAAAACATCTTGCGCTTTCCGTTCTTGTAAAGCCATACCTTCAGATAACCTTTTGATGTCTTGCAAGGTGCGATTTCCTTTAATTGAGACGTTCTCCCAATAGTAAAAACATGTCCCAGCTTGCTAACATAATACCTTTCGTAATTCTTTATAGGCTTAATATCACCAAGAAACCTTGTTATACATTTATCTTTCATTGTTACCTCCTTTTTCAAAGAAACTTGAATATATGGCTTGCGCCTCCTTTGTATCTAGCAAATCAATATCATTGTAAAACCTTCTATACACAACGCACAGCCTTTCGTCATTTCCGGTTTCTCTTGCTTTAGCTATTTGCTGACAAGATTCCATTAAAAATGCACTTATCTTCTCGTAACTTCGTTTTTGTGTCTTCTTTAGCATATCCATGCTTACAAAGGTTTTGTAGTGGATGATATGCTTTTCGTGCTCGTATTCTGTGAGTATAAGCCCTTCCGGAATAGCAAATACAACTCTTCTTGTCTTGTCATCACTATAGAGCTGAACTGCACCTGTAAACGATGTATATATCTTTTGCAATATCTTGGCAATCGGTAAGTCTTTTTTCAAAAACCTTTCTGCAAATCTCTTCAGAAAATGAACGCTCATAGCAAAACAATCTTCGCTATACCCCTCGTTTCTACTCATAGGAATATACTCGTTGGTTTCCTTCAGATAAATGAACACACCGGAAGCAAATACATCGCCATGTTTTACACCTACAACGATGAAATAATCGGCATTAGGTGTAGCAAGCTCAAAGGTCTTTGTTATTTGTCTTACGTTCTGCTTTCTCATTTCACGTTTAAGCTCATTAGCTTTTCGCATCTGAAACTCATAGATTCTAGCTTCATCTAAGTTTCGTACTCTACGCATCTCTCCCGATGTCATACTTGCTGTTATCATGCGCATTCCTCCTTTTTAATCTTTGATAACCAACAATCCCAGATTCTTGTAGCTACATTAGCCATCATAACAGGAGGAACACACATTCCGCAAGCAAACCAAGGTTTCATGCCATTAAAGTCATAATCCATCGGAAATGTTGATGCTAAAATCGTATCATGTGCTGAAAGATAACTTGGATTATCATAATACACAAGTCTATCTTCCATTGCTGATATGGTATTGCATACCTTGTTCTTTTTAAGAAACATATTATTGAACATAGAAAGACGATTATCCATCCGCTTGACAATATCACCGATAGAATTGTCCTTTTCGTTTCTATACTCCCAATACTTCATCATTCCTTTAGGAATCTGTCTTCCATTATAGTCCGAGAACTCATCCAAGACAATTTCTTTCTCGTTGAAGTCCATATCTATCTTAGGCACTCGCTCGAACAAATCCTTCTGAACCATAAACGGCTCGCAAAGGTCTTTGCGTAATCCTAGAAAGAACACCCTAGGTCGATTCTGAGGAACACCCATATTACGTGCATTAAGCAACCAATGCTGCAAGATATATCCGGCATTATCCATCTGCTTGTAAATCTCTTTCACGTACTCGATAGCTTCACCTTGCAACAAACCTTGGACATTCTCAAAAACCACCACCTTTGGCTTTAGTTCTTTAGCAAGGTCAATAGAGTAGAAAGCCAAATCGTCAAGCCTTTGCGCCTTCTGACCTTCTCGGAATACTTTTTCCTTTCCCCAAGCCTTTTGGCGGTCACCTGCAATACTGAATACAGAACATGGGAAACTAGCATCCAATATATCCAAATTATGCAACTCTTCTTTCATAATATGCCCCCCCATATTGATATTGGTAATCAACTCACGAATATCACAATTGAAAGAATACTTGACATCGTGATTCTTCAAGTACATCTTCATAACCTTTGGGTCTATCTCATTACAGGCTACAACATCGTAGCCAGCTAGTTTGTAACCAAAGGAACTTCCACCTCCACAACAAAAGCAAGACATCACCTTACCTTTGTCTTTTGTGAAATTAGCATCTTTTTTAGTCCATCTATAAGGGAACTTGTGCTCGTTTTTATACATTTATCTACCATAAAAAACAATCGTTAATAAAAACCGATGTATAAAAATAACCACAAGTAATATGGTTGTAAAAAAGGGACTCTAACCCTTGAATTTAGATTCTGTTTTCTTCGGCAATGCGTCTTAAATAATCATCCGCTGCGTTATCATCTATTTTCGACTTAAGAGACATTCCTGTGTTATATCCTATCATTAAGGACACATTCTTGCTCTTTTTCTTGTTCTTTCCATATCGCCAGCCAAAGACCTTTCCTAGCCAAGCTATACCGACAATACTATCTGATACAACTATTGTCGGAAACAAAACAAATACTCTATATATCATCGCAATCTAATTGAGAGTTAAAAATATATCTATTCTGATTCAACCAAAGCTCCACGTAGTCAGCCTTGATTTTCAGAAATTCTTCGTATGTGTAGCATTTCTGCTGCTTACCACCTTTGTTCCAATAATAGGCAACTCCTCCCAAAGAAAAGAAGTCTATCAAGTCCATTTCCTTTCGCTCCGGTTCTTCACGCTTTTTCTTTTGCCTATATCTACTTACAGCAAGCAATATGAGACAAACGCAAAGCAACATGGAAACCAGTATCTCGAATATCAACCTTACGTCTTGCATCTTATTTTAAACACAAAAACACGAAACTACCGATTGCAAAGTCAAAGGAATAGTGACTCGGACTGCCTTTCGGTATAGTCCATCGGGTTTCGTGTCTCTAATATCTTATCAATTTCTTAAATCGCCATTTTATCCTTTTTTGTTCTGCGCTTGCAAAGATAAATAATATTTCGCTAACTTGCAAGCGTTTTAGTGCTTTTAATACTTTATTTACATTATTTTAAACTTATCCTTTTTTGAAGTTCATTCCAAACTCTTCTTCCGTTACCTCATACATTACATCACCACATGCTACTCTTTGCTTGTCTTTTGCCATCAGTAATAAATTTCTATAAGGTATCTCTTTCACGACTTCTTGGTAAGATAAGTGCAGACTATCCATAAAAGATGCAATCTGTCCTAAGAGTGTATCGTTACCTATGGTCGTGGTTTTGCTATCATCCTTGCCGCACTCTTCGCCAAAATTGATAGCGTCTGAAAATCCTTTATAGAGATTAAGGAATAAGCCGTTTGTAAGCCATTGACAACCTCTTCAAGCGTTCCTTTAGATAATTCATCACTAATGGATTCATCGCCTTGTATGAATACGGACAACGCCTTGCAAGCATCATCCAAATTCTTAAGCATGCATAAGACTTCCGCTAAGGTCTTGCCCTCTTCGAAACTATCAAGGTATTTAGCCGCCTTGACCAATTTTATAATTGTAGGTGGTGAAACGTAATAAGCCCTTCCATTCACGATTATCGTTACGGTGTCCTCTCCAAGAATTGCATCCGTAACTAATTTACTTGCCTTACTCATGGTTCTGAATATTAAAAAAGGGGAACGGCATTAACACCATCCCCCTCTATCATTTGTTGCCTATGTCTTATTCTTGTTCTACAACCGCAGAGCCTTCCCATTGGTACTCGCCAGCCACACCATCGATCTCGCTTTCCATAGCAACGGCAGAAATACCCAAAGTGATATTCTTATCCTGCTGGTCACCCTTGGCAACGATAGCCGCATTTGAGAAAACGATGTAGTTCCCTGTCTTGGTCTGAGCAACGATACACTTGTTGATATTAGCCAAATCTTGGCTAGAAGACCAACCTACTGCATCTGCCTCCGTTGTAGTCTCTTCTCCAGTTGCCTTGTACATCTTACCACCCTGCAAGTCTACCTTATTCTTCCATGAAAAGACACCAATAGAGAATGTAATTGTCTTAGCACCCTCATCGGTCTTGTCACGATAGTAAACCTGTCCGTTCAGCTCGTTCTTGTACTCGGTAACACTAGGGTCATCCTGAGAATATCCCCATGTTCCCTCATGGCTGTTCTTAACCTCTGTAGCGGTTTTCAACCATGTAGCCAACTTAGCAGGTGTATTTGCCTCGGTAAGAGGAGCACCATACCAAATTCTCTTGATTCCAATAAATGGTTTCATCTTATCTTACGTTTAATGTTTCAAAATCAATAGTAATGTTTGCGTAATGGCAACTCAACCTACTCTCTTGCTCTATGCCGTGGGAGCGGATAGAATAACGATACCATACATCCTCAACTTTTCCGACCTCATTGTCGGACAGGGTTTGAATAGCCTTCTTTAAAAGCTCGTTCAATTGAGGATTAGCCTCGCCCTCCATATCTTTGAGCAATATGTTTACCTCTATAGTACAATCGTTGAAATATGTCTTATCTGCACTCATGCGCTTAGGAATGATTACTATCATGCCTTCATCAGGAATCTTCTCACCGACCATAGGTCTTTCCCCTTCAAGTCCACCCTTTATCAGATGTCCTTTCAGTCTTCGTTCCAATCCCATAAGTTCCAAGTCATCATAGATTACATGACCAGCATCTATTTCTGTTATCATCGCATATCTTCGATTTCTTTCTTGATATACTGAATACCCGAATCTATAACATCATACCCCCTAGAAGAAACATCAGACGCATATTCCGCTTTGTTGCCAAGGGTCAAGGTGTGGTCATGTACATTACTATAGTTAGACCTTCTGAGATTACCTGTGCGGTTTCGGTAGTTTCCGTTAGCCTTATCTAGCTCAACAGCAGTTTTACCTAACCTATCAAGGAATTCATCTACTTCCCTTTCTCCCTGCGCAAAGAAAGCGTCTATCTCATCCTTTATAACATCAGACATAGATACTCATATAACCAAGATAATTGCACTTAGGGGCATTATAGACCTTTCCACCTCCTCGGTAACTTCCATCATCGGAATATACTTTGACTTCATCACCTTCGGAAATCTGGCACTTGTCACAAACAATATGATATTTCGGTGTATATATGCTACCATTATCGGTAGTGAAATGCTCGGTAGAGTTGTCATCGCACCGACAACGCCCCATTTCTTTCCATTCCTCAGAAGAGCTAATGACCTCGTTGTACTTGTTGACAACCTTATTCACGAACTTTTTCTTTAATATATGAGGGGAATATAACATAACCTAGACATTTACCAAATATCAGACTTATCCGTGATAGTGGAAAGCCCTAAAGCTGCCACCACTTCATTATCCGGAGTAACACCATACTTACGGCAAAGCCACATATAGTATTGTCCTATCCTAGAGTAGTCCCAAGAGACAGAGAATCCATTTTCGTTCACATTGCTCATATATGGGGCAAGCATAAGTTCCTCGATTACGGAAATCATCGCCTTGCCTACAACCTGCGAATTATCAGACGTATATTCTTCGTCAAGGTCTATACCTAACGAAATATCTTCCAATTGAGCATCCGTTATGTTCCAAGCACGCAACTTCTGCGAAATGTATTCTCTTATCTTCATGTGACATCATTATTTCTGAGCCTGACTCATAGCCTCAGCGATTTTCTTTGCAGCCTCTTGCTCGCTCTTAGCCTTTTCGTCAAGCTCCTCTTCTACATTCTCCTTTTCAGAAGTCTCTTCGGTTGACTCGGCAGCATCCTTTTTTGGGGTTTTCTCCTTTTTAGTCTTGCTCTCCTTCTTCTCCTTTAAGACTTCCTTCTTAGGTGTCTCTTCTGATTTTTTATCTTCATCCTCTTTAGGATTTTCTTTTCCATCATTCAAGACTTCCTTTTTAGGAGTATCTTTAATTTCCTTATCGTCTTTTGGAGATGCAGAACTATTATCGTTCTGCACCTCCAACATCTTGCAAAGCTTACGTTCGATAAGGGAGTTCATGCGTTCTTCGTCAAAGTCCAAGATTGCACCTACTTCATAGATGGTGTTAAAATGGAACTTATCACGGAACGGACTAATTACCTCACCTCTCATAAGCCTAACCTACTGCTTGTGTTGAGTCCAAAGAATAGATAGCATCAACGTTATTCAAGATAGGAACAACCATTGCTTGTGAGCTGGTGAACTCACGGAGTGGGTCGTTGGTAGAATAACGACTAGCCAAGATATACTCATCGGCTGACTGATAAGTAACACCTGCAACTGGTCTTGTAGCTTCGGCTACGTTAGTCCAGAACAAATCACCAAGGTTATCATAGCATGTAAAGGTCATGTGACCCTTAGCCCAAGGGTTGTGTGTTCCCTTCTTGCCGTTAATCTCGGTCTTGATTGTACGGGCTACACGTACCAAGTTAGTCTGCCACTTATTTCTGAAGATAGAAGCAATCTGCTCAAAGCTCAAAATAGGAATATTGCTATTACTATTGGTTGCAATGCCTTGATTGAAGGCAAACTGAGCACGAACCTGCTTGTTCTTGCCAAGCAACTTGATTGTGTAATCATCAAGATAACAAGTAGTGATGGTATTTTGGTCTTCCATCGCCTTGTCGTAAACCAATTGGATGTCATCAAGAGGAGTTGCATCCTCTGCGTCCCAAGCCTTAGCACCGTGACCGAACTTATTCTTCTCGGCAAAACCTACATCAATTCGGATACCAGTACCACCGGAACGAGTAGCCAAAGCTACACCTGTTGACAGCTCACTGAGGAACATATCTTCAATACGCTCGTAAACCGCCTGAATACAACGAGGAAGGTCTGCAAACAAGTTACGCAAAATCTGTGGCTGAGGCAAACGTTGCGCAATCATGTTATCCAAATCCTTAAGCTGCTTCTCTGACATGTAAAGCTTCATACCAACCTTTGGGATTTGACCCTCAGCGGTTGAAACCTTATCACGGCTCTTCAATGGAAGTTCTGCATCCATTGATACAACATCAGCAGCAACTCGTGTGTATTCCGCAGTAATTGATGCCCAGCGTCCGTCCTGACTATATGTGTTAGTCAAGTGGTCTCGGTACATATAGGTCAATGCAGTCTGATTCTTGCCGTTCAACTTCTCTACTACACTTGCAACAAGTTGTGGGAAGTATTTATTGACCAACTGAAAATAAAGTGATTTTTCCATCTGTTATCCTCCTTCTTTTAGTCTTTGTCCATGGTTGCATCAGACTCATCGAACTTGTTTGCATCCTCATCGCTAACCAAAGCAATCTTTGGCATAGCTGTAAGGAACGCATCCGGATAGTCTGCACCATTTGCAGCCTTAGCTGCTACCTTGTTAACTTGTCCAGCAGTCATAATTGCCGCTGGCTCACCGTTCAGAATGGAACGATAGAGAACACCCGCATACTTGTAATGCTCCAATGGGTCGCTGGCAGTACCCAAAGCCTTATAATTGTCTGTTTCAATAGGCAATGGCTTGTAAGTTCCCTTACCATCTGTCACGATAACACGACCTGCGTAAAGAACTTCATCTTTTACGCCTGTCCAATCCAAAGCACGACCGCCCTTGATGTCGCCTTCCCATTTCTGGATAATGACGGAATCCTCACCAAAGACAATTTGCTTTTTTGTAGTCTTCAATTCCTGATTCATGTTTTTCAATTTTTAAAGTGACTGAACTAATGATGCGGCTACATTGTCAACGTCCTCCTTTGTTGGCTCGCCCTCGCTAGCACGATAGCTGCCCCCGAATTGTGGTTGTTGCAACGCCTTGTAGTTGTTCGCTACCTTGGAGAGGTATGTTTCGATAGCTTCATCTGTAGCATCATCGCTCAAGGTGAAACCCTCGTTGATACGACTTTCGGGAATGCCCAACTCCTTAGCCTTTGATAAAATCTTCGCATCGTGGTCTGCCTTTGCCTTTGCCTTTGCAGCAGCCTCTTCCTTAGCCTTAGCCTCCTCAGCTTGCTTTTGGATAGTTTCTTGCAATTCCTTAATGGTCTTGCTTTGCGCCTCCATCTGTTCGTTGTAAGTCTTGGCTTGGTCTGTGTTCTTCTGAGTCAAGGTCTCAACGAGTTTCTTGAACTCTTCACGTTCCTTGGTTCTTGCTTCATCTGAAGCTTTCTTCTCTGCTGCCTGCTCTTCAAAGTATTTTTTGAGATAATCCGGCATTTCGTTTTTCTTTGCCAATTCCTCCAAGCGTTTCTTTTCGGCTTCTTCAGCGGCTTTCTTGGCTTCTTCGTCAGCTTTCTTCTTGGCTTCTTCTTCAGCAGCCTTGCGTTCAGCTTCTTCTTTAGCCTTCTGTGCCTCCTCGAACTTTTTCTTGGCATCGGTAACTCTGCGGTCATTGTCCCTTTGCAAGGACTCCAAAAAACTCTTTTGACTAGCAACCACTGTCTCGATGTTGTCATCAGTAACAAGCCCCATCTTATCAAGCATTTCGGCATGTGCCTGAAGAACTTCATCACCTAACCCAAGAGACTTATACTCTTGTTTTAGTAACTGGAAAATTTTATCTTTCATTCTTTCGATATATTTGTTAAAACTAGTGCAAAGATAATACGAAAAGAATAATTAACACACTAATCCGTTTGCAAGTGTCTCACTTTTGCTTAAAAGTGAGTAATAACGGCATTTTTAAGCGATTTAAGGCTATTTTATCACATATACGAATAATTTATAGCAACACAAAATAAACACCTTATATAACAAAAAACGCCAAATATCCTCACGGACATCTGACGCTTGTCGAATAAAAAGAACCTAAACATTAATCTTCTAAAAGTTTATTACATTTCTCATATAACCCAAATGATTCAAATTAGAATAGAACCGTCCATCACGCTCTATGAATTTACCGGACTTCACAATCTCACCATTATGCAACATTGCAAACTTAGAACCATGAGCTGTCCATTTGTTCATTTCTTTCATATGTTCATCAGAACCCCAACCATATTTCTTGATAGTAGGATAAATGAAACGTTCAAAACAAATCTGACTATCCGTTTTATCATGCTCGGAGCAGATCGGGAGCACCCCATTATGGGCGAACCAATAACCAGCCTTGTAGAACGGATGGCAATTCTTGACACAGACAGAACCATGAGTAGCAAATCTAAAATGTATGATTACATTCTCATTTATATCTCGCTTCATTAATCTACGTATAAATGTAGAGAAATGCAAGCTCTTATAATGGTCAGACTCGCTCACAAATCCGCAACCATCGGGATTTCTCATATACGCTGCCTTCAGCTCATCTACGGATGGCAAAGCAACACCTTTCGGACATACAATAATAACACACATATCTTTACCCTTTCTTTTTCTTAATAATACTTTGATTTATTTGTGCCCTAGGGATTTAACCCTAGGACTGCATCAATTAATCGTTATTGGCTGCAAATGCATCCTTACGGCTCTGGAAGAAAGCCTTCTCTTCTTTATTCAAGAAAGGTATATCTTCGATGTTCATAACCTCACTAGTGAAGACATTGTTACGAGACCAACCGACAAGCTTTGCGCAGAACTTAACCCACATTTCAATCTTCTTGTAATTAGTTGAACCTTGATGCTGGCGAAACTCTATAGTCTTGTGACGTGTATAGCTCTCAGCATTTACCTTGTAATATCTGTCTCCATAAAAAACACTACGTCTTATATCGTAATTGTCGTGGCAATTAGAGAAATCCTTGTCAAGCAAGCTGGCTGCCCAACGGCAATTACCTCTTCTTGAAGGAGCCATAAAACTATCAATCAATCTTTCAAGCTTCTGATAATTCTTGAAGACGTTAACATACTGCTCGCCTGTCAACTTAGCTGCACCAATATGAACGTGAAGACCACAAGTAGAATTTACTCTTGCACCTACGGCATCCAAAGACTTGATAGCCTTCTTCAAAGTTGCCATACCATTTGTATTGCCATTCAATACCGGACTAACAACCTCGTTAGGGTCAACATCACCCCCAACTGAAGCATCACTAACAATCTTGAAATAACTCTTGTTGTCGGTGTGGTTATAGCCCTCAGAATGAATATCAACACCATTCTGATGACCTGCCTCTATCAAGGCATTGCGCTCGGCATGAACACATTCTATCTCAACACCGAATGTATAAACAGATCTCGTTGAAGTAGAACCGCTAGGTACATAGACCTTCAACATATCGGAGATTTCTTTCTCACGAAGACCGCAAGCCTTCAATGCAACAATCTTTTCGTTGCGAGGCATCTTAGACTTCTTGATTTCGTCAATAGTCTCGATTAATGACTTCTTTGAACTTGCGAATGAAAAACCAGTCTGCTTAGACATAATCAATTGTGCTAGTTGTTTCAGGTCTTACCCCTTGGTGTCGCTCTCACCTTATTGAGTGAAACTTGTCACTCGGCAAATCAACCAACTTATCTTGATTGACGATGCAAAGATACGAATAAGTTTTGAAATATGCAAGTTATTTAATGTTTTTCTTTTGTATTTTAACCTTATGTAACTGTTATTTGGGTCTTGTTAACATTTCAGCTTTTATTTTACCTTATTATATATGTAAAAGGCTTCGATGTTCACACACCAAAGCCTAAAAAACTTTACTAACTAATTACCAATTTTTATCGACTATCTTTTTAAATCATCACCAATATCTTCTTCTACTCCCAAATCCGGTAGTCTGTCATACGCTTTTTGGTCATCACCTCCTTCAGACTTAACACCTAGTAGGTAACCATTCCGAAAAGCATAATATACCAGCTTTTCCATATCTTTAGCCGTTGCGTTATCTGTCAAATGCAGCGTGGCGTACAATCCCATCAAGAACTTTCGTACATCTTTTGGATATACCTTGTTGTTCATTTCTAAAGCGACTGCCATTCTTAACGGACTTTTCATATTCTTCAATTTTTCGTTAAACCATCAAATGAAGCACAATAGAGAGCCATTCCGCTTGTTCACCTAGTTCATAGACTTATTCACAACTTTATTCATCTCATCTGCTTCCTACGTTTACCCGTTGACAGATGTCCGAGATTCCAACAAAACAAACATCACGGCTCTCTTCTTGTGTCTCATTGTGCCAACGGAAGGATTCGAACCTTCGACCCTAGGATTAAAAATCCTATGCTCTGCCACTGAGCTACGAAAGCGTAAAGGAATGATTGGATTCGCACCAACGCCCCCTTAGTTACCAAGCCAAGTGCTCTACTACTGAGCTACATTCCTCGTATTATGCAAAAAATTCTCGTGGTGCAAGGGAGATTCGAACTCACCGAACCCACAATGGGAATAGATTTACAGTCTATCTTCTTTAACCGCTTGAATATCGCACCTTTTGTGGAACATATACCAATTCCACCTTGTTGCCCCAAGCGGATTCGAACCACTAATGACAGAACCAAAACCTGTAGTGTTGCCATTACACCATAGGGCAATTTAGTACTGCATAAAGGATTCGAACCTTTGAATACCAGCGTGAAAAGCTGGCGACTTAACCACTTGTCTAATGCAGCAACTAGGGTCTCTCACCCTTATAAGAGTTTCCTTGTTATAGTCTAGCTGAGCTGGGGAACTTGGGAACCCTGCCGTAAACTCCTAAGTCTTGACTTATTATGGTAGAAGCGACCTCTCAGAAGGCCATCTGTTTCAAACACGATGCAAAGATAAGCATTTTTTCTTATTCTTGCAAGCGTTTTAGTGTTTATTTATATTCTTTTGATGTATTTTACATCATTTATCCTTTCGAAGAATACCACAAAGGGTTTCTACAAGTTTCTTTGCGTCATCACCTTTGATTTCGATAACATTTGAAAATCCATCAGGAGCATCCTCGCCTTTCTGTTCCTTATCCAAACGCTTACGGAGAGCCAAATCTGGATTCTCTACCAAGATAGAGTCCAAAGCATAATTGCAAATGCGGCTTGCAAGTTCCTCGTTACCATTCGCATCACGCACAAACTCATTCTTTCCTTCAAGAATATCCATAATCTCGTTGTACTCTTCAGCATTCTCACAATTACGTGAAAGCATACCAATTACCTTGTAGCGGTCAATCTCAAAGCTGACCTTTAATTTGTCTTTATTCATTCTTTCTATTTTTTTAATAATTAAACATTATACCAAAAACCCCTTTCATAATAAAGTCCTCCCTTTACCTCATATCGGATAGCATATGACTCTTTGCAAAGCTGACGGATTCGTATATACAAACGTTTGTCCAACTCTTCTTCAAACAAAAGAGACAATTCCTTCCAATTGTCAACAACAGGAGCAAACCAAGGATATTGCTTCTTTACAACCTGTAGCTCATCCAAGGTTACGTGTCCGTATTCTACCATGTCATAGCATCTACGGAAGTCACTATTGTCTTTAGGAATATCCAAATCTTTCTTTCTTTTTACCCCCATCAATGCACTCCACATAGTCATTGAAGAGATACCAGTATCACAAGTGGCTATCCACTCTATCATTCTTTGCTTGTTCATCTTCTTTTATATAAATCACGCTAAATCGCTTTATTAACTCTTCACATGCTTCTTTAGTTATGATACATTTCTTTGAATCTTTAATGCCAGTAACCTTTTCACGAATAGCAGCATTCGTGTCGTACACTTCTTGTAGTTTTTTCTGAAACTCAATTACGTCTTCGTTGGTGAGTTTACCTTTCTTCTCAACAATCTTGTTTGTTATATCCTTATAAACACATTCGAGTTCAACATATAAACGAGCTTCTAACTTCACCATTATTGCGTGTACAAAAGTATCATAAAGTCTTTCCATCTTGTATTTCCTCCAAAAGTCTTTTGATTTCCTCGTTTTCTTTATTATCTATGCGAGCCTTTAAGATACTCTTGAATGCGGCATCCATTGCATCGTATCTACTGGAATATTCCTTACCATCCGTATGACACAAGCCTTCCTCTACACACCATGATGTAGTTTGCCAACAGAACTTATCTTTCGAAATGTTTGCAACACAAATATAGTAACCGAAATGCTCTAAAAGCCAATCAAGCACCATATCATAGCTTGGAGCGGATATTGCCGGATGCTTACTATTCAACTTTAAGGCAGCAGAAAACTCAATATTGGATTTCTCCCACTCGGAATTGGAGTAAGCAATATAACTGCCGTAATGCTCATTATATTTTCCACCCTTACGAATGCCACCCTTTGCTGTCCAAGGACTAGCATAAGCCCAAAATTCTGCTATCTTCTCATCGTAACCAACCTCCTTCAGAAGTTTGGCTATCTCAAAGGGAACTACCTTTGGTTTTATCGTCTGCTTATTTGCCATTTTCCACCCTTTTTAAACTGAACCCGAATCAGACTTATCTAATTCATCAATTGCCTGTCTAAGCAAAGGAAGAACCTTGTCCAAGTCTTCGAAATCCGGTACGACTTCATTCACTCGCAAGATTGCTTGACCTAACAAGCTCTTAATCTTTTCTCTGTCCATTGCTCTTCTCGGTTTGTTTCTCTAAGTCTTTTAAATCTACCTTCTCAAATCGAGGAACTGGCTTACCATCAATCTCAACATTACCAAAGAACATTTCCTTTGGTCGCACCCAAACTTCATGCTGTCCGCACACTGCTTGATACGCAACCTTAGCTTCAGAAGTCTCGCTATCAGTAACCTCACCAAGGTACTCATAGAAATTGCCCTTATAGTGTCGGTAAATCGGCTTACTGAATCCACCATGCAGCCAATCGGCTTTGCCGTTGATTTTCACGTACTCCCTTACCGCATCGCACTTACAGGACTTATTCAGCTCTTCTACCCAATCAAAGAAAGCTTGTTTGTCCTTTATCTCTTCACTTGATACCATGAAGAGATAAGTGCAAAGAAGCATCTTACCTGCATCAGTATCATATTTCTTGTTCACCTCTTCAGCTAATTGCATCATAGGTGTATCTAAGCGATAATTCCAACTCATAATCTACCCTTTCTTACTTTTTAAATTTGCCAAATCCTCTTTCAAACGTAGATGGAAATTATCTTCTCCATCATCACCGGAAAGAAGCCAATCAATTCTTTGGGCATAAACCTGAGCTTTCTTCAGAAGTTCAATACCCTTTTTGAATTCCTTGATAGTCTCTTTAGATAAGCCATATCTGTTAGGCATCGTATGATGATGTTTTCTAACATACTTGTCTTCATCCTCTTCTAACCATCGGTCTTCGAGAAAGCATCTTTCGTCTTCCTCATCCAATGGATGACCATCAACATAATCTTCTATCTTTGTATATATGTCAGCAATCCGATACTGAGCATAATCAAAACGTCCACCACTCATTGACTTTTAACTTCAAACTTGAACTTACTTCAATGCACTCAACCTCGCTTCTAGCTGTTGGATTATGTTATCTATAGTCTTTCCCCTATAATCAATAGCAATATCTTCCAGCACCTCAATCTGAGCCGCAATTTTTAATCTTTCTCTTACTACTGTCATAATCAAACTTGTTTATTATGATGCCGTGCTTGCAAAGTTGTAATGCACGATATAAACATAACCGCCATACATCTTTCCGATTGTTACTTCAACGAAATCAAAGATAATGTCGCCATCCATCTTGTAAGAAATCAAAGGTTCAGTTGGGAATGCATGGTGTTCTGTGTTGAAACGATACACTTCTTGTGATAGTAACTGCTTGAATACATCAACCTCACCATCCTTTGAAAAAACACCTTTAAACTCATCTTCATTGTCAATTGCAACAACTACTCCAAGTTCACTTCTGACACATACACCTTCATTTCTACCACTTTGTTCATTATACAAGACAGATAATGTGTAAACACCTCTTGATTCTTCCATATGCTAATTCTTAATTTTGTATTTTGTTTTTATCCTTCAAGTTGCTTACATTGAGCTAAGTCTATTGCGTACGCCCAACGCTTAGGAACAAAAGACATCGTAGGTACGAACCTATCCGCACGCTCAACACATACATCTTGCGTCCGGTAAATCAATCCGTCTGAGCCTTTTACTTGCAACTCTACTAGAATTGTATGGTCTAGCATCGGGAACTTATCAATATCATGCCAGACTTCACCGCCTTCAAGAAAGGTAGGCTTTATATGGTTCATCTTTGCCATAAAGTACTTCATGTAAAATGTTTGACTTATATTCGTTAGTTATGGTCTCGCAACTACCAAAGCACCACAAATCCTTGGATTGCTCCTTGTGTAACCTTGATGACTTTATATAATAGCCATTGTTGACATCATAATGCTTACGTACCATGATATTGTCGTTTACCACTCCGACCTCATCATCCGTAATTACATAGAACATTCGACCATCACTAAATGCATTTAAGCCTTTGTACACTCCATTAGAGACAACCATCTTTTCATAGCCATTCGTCTCCCAGTTGGCATAATCCCAGATGGTTTCCAAATCATCATCATTCAAAAGGTTATTGTCAATAATAACCTTGCCGATAACCTTGAATTTGCCATCTTGCATCATTGCCTCAACGACAAATTCATCGGCAGCGTTGAAATCGCTAATCTCTATGGGTCTCATAATACTTGTGCTTAATATTCTCGTAAATCACCCTCTTTGCAGCCTTTGCTCTTCTGTTATTATCAGAAAAGACATCATCATACAAAGACATATCTTCACTCTCAAAAGCCACATGCTCACCTTTGTAGCAAGCATCAAAGCGGCATCCTTTTTCGGACTTAGCCGCAGTAAACTTTATCTTACCAAACTTAATCTGCATAAGCCCTATCCTAGAAAAAATATTAATGATACTATTTCAAGAGCAAACAAAAATGCTAATGCATTCTCAATTGTGAATACCTTTTTCATTGTTTCAATACAGTTTTACGTGTGTCTCACGCTCTAATTTATATTGTAAGGGGATTTATATCCCCTTTATTGTTCTTACTTTAAAACTCGATAAGTTTCGTAGAAATCGTGAAAACTCTTCAAGTAGCCTTTCTCTGTCAAAGAGTTTAAGATTTCTTTCAACTCATCCTTGGTATTATCCAAATCGAAATCATACAACTCAGCAAATGTAAAGTACTTGTTACCCCCAATTACATCAGCCATCACTTCGATATTGCCATAAACCATTGTTTCTTTCTTACTCAATCTAGTATTCATAACGAATCACAGTTTTTAAGGTGTGTCTCACCTTTTTAAAATTAGTAACCTTGTTTCTTAATTACGATGCAAAGATACAAATAATATTTGAAACATGCAAATTATTTAATGTATTACTTTTATCTTTTAACGATTATTATATCTAGATGTATGAAATTAACTTTCTGTAGCAGAAAAAGCCAAAGAATCCACCATTTCGTTATACATATTACCTCTATGAGCCTTTACCCAATGGTATCTAATCGTCTTGTCTTTCGCTACCTTATTATATATAGGCTGCAAATCTCCTAACTTGCATGCTTGTATTCTCTCTATAGCTACTTGGCAATCCACATATACATCAACGGAACATGAAAGAGGGCAATCACCCAATGCATGAATAACCGCCCTTATTTCAGCTCTCACCGAATCGTTCACTTTAGCTGTGATAAAAGTATATTTCCCACTTTTGATAATAACTTCCTTATGAAGAACAAGCCAGCCACAACCACACTTTTCTTTCTTACTAGAACCATCGGCATACACCTCGTAGCGCACACCTTTTTCCTCATCAGCAATCATCTGAGCAACAACCTCCAAAGAGTCATTGCTCATCACCTTGGCTATTTGCTTGGCTTTCTTCTTCATAAACAATTAAATCAAACCTCGTTCCTTGAACTCATTCATCAATGGTGTTGCTAATACCTCAATATCTGGATGAGGTTTTCCGGTAGTTCCAAGACTTCTCAGCTCGAAGAAATGCTTCCAATCGCTAACAAATGCGGTATGAATCAACTCCGTGTTGGTATCAAGAGGAAGTATCGTTCTCGCATCCTGTGGCTTAAGACCATCATCCTTAACCAAAGACAAATACATCATTTCGCATACTCTATTAGCAAACCACCATTTTTCTACCGGACTCCAATGCTCATAACTACCGATGTTCTTTGATAGGTCAACAAATGTTCCACCATCAAAAGACAATGGATTAACCGCATCATCAACGCTAACCCACTTTGGCTTGTTGATAGCAATCTCGCCTCCGAACTTATCTTTACTATAGTTGCAATATCGGGTGCTTTGTTCCGCTACGGAATCTACACGATGTCTGTTAGCCTCTCTACTTACCGCAATCTGAGTAGTAAAGCGGACGGTTATTCGCTTCTCATGCCATTCCGTAGGCTCGCAAATATAGTCCAAATCCTCAAACCAGTTATTTTCAACTATCACTCTGTAGTTGGTTGTGATATAGTAGTCACTGCCAATCTGCATCACCTTTGAATATTTGTTCTCACGATAGTGCTTGACCAATAAAGACTCCGGTACAAAAAAACCTTCTTCATAGGCTACATGGAGGTAAATCGTTCCATGTTCACACATGGCAAGATGATTGCTGCTTACCATACGCTCAACGAAAGGCTTTGCGCTGTCTTTATCTATCTTCATACTTGACGCATAACATGTGCGACCGCACAACTCTATCTGTTTATAAACTCCATCCATGCCCTCACCTTGGGATAGGATTTCATATCTCGGTTCTAATATCTTCATGTCCTTATAAGTTTTGAAATCGACTACAAAGATAACTATTATATTCCACTCTACCAAAAATTAGCACTCAGTTTAACAACACTTATCTATATTGTGAAAAACAAAAACTTTCTCCATAAAAAAAGAGGAGAGTGCATCACGCATTCCCCTCTTACTTTAACATGGCACAAATTAAGTTTACAATCTACTCATCTTATCTTTCAATTCGTGTATATCATTGAATGCTTGCAACATAGGCTTATGCCATCGCTCTTGTCGCTCATCAATCGACTGCAAGTACATCAGACTTTGGGCAAGAATAGTTCTTCCCTCATCAACGGCTAACCAAATATTGCCTACATTACCCATAATAGTATTCACGCTAGCTGTTAGTAAGCTACCCTCTGCGCCACCATCACGAGCCGCAATAGCATCCAACTTGGTATTTATGAGCTTTGCTTCCTCATACGTTCCCTCTGTGGCGATCTGCACCGCTGTAAAACGACCATTCAACTCTTCTCCTGTATCTTGGCTCATGGATTCAAAAGAACCGGAAGACGCAGACTGCTCGTAAGATTGCTTGTAACCAGTTATTTCGGCTACTTCATCTCTAATCTTCAGTCCTTCTTGAACCATTTCATCGTACCTTCCCTTCAATTCATTAATATCCGTCTGAGACAATTTGCCACCATTTGCCTTAGCTCGCTCCGTCCACTCATCATAGAATGCTTGCATATCATTACCCAACAAATCATCTACCTTAGCTTTCAGAACGGCTTGCATAAGCATCTTGGAGAAATTATCAGAGAAGTCCTGAGCAGAGGAATTCATATCCATCAAAGTATCTATGAACTCGCTCTTCAAACTATCAAAAGATATTTGCGTCAAGCTTTCTGCTAGGTCATCAGCAATATCCTCTAATGTTCCTGCCTCAGCCGCATAATCTTTCAACTTTTCGAGGACTCTTCCTCCATAATTTCCCTTACCAGTGTTCTGAATCTTGTTAACAATATCAGAATTTTGCAACAACGCATTAGCTTCATCAGCAGACCGTATGTCGCTTAGGTTTCCATTCCATTGTCTACCTATCGCTTCAGACACCTTATTGATTTGCTCTTGCGAAAATCCTCGGAAATAACGGTTAAAACTTCCATGAGAGCTATGATAACCCATTTGTGCCACCATGATGTCCTTTAGGTTTTGCTCTTTTTCCTTTTGAAGTTTTTCAGCTTTTTCTGAGTCTTCTACGGCTTTGATACCACTAGTCTTGTCTATAGAGTCACGTAATCTGTCTATTGCATCCGTCAAGATTTCATTCCTAGCCGTCAATTTGTCTATAGTCCGGTTTACTTCTTTTGCGTTTCCACCTACTCCAAACAAACTATTGAAGCCACCAAACGAGATTGTATTGAGAATATTACCGATACCGCTTACCAAAGACCCTCCTATCTGTGTGATAAACTCACCACTTAGAATGTTCTTCAATATACCATTGACCGCATTCAGAACTGTATCAATCAAGCTGCTAATCAATGTTCCGATACCATCCTTCAAAACATCAAGTATCTTCAAAATGGCAGCAACAATTTGGCCTATAAGTCCGGCTTTTGACAATCCTTCACTTAGCGCATCACCAGCTTTCTTGCCAGCATCTGCGGCAGCATCTGCGGCTTCCTTACCCATATCCTTCAGTCCGTCAGCCGCATTTTTAGCCTCCTTTAAAGCTTTCAATCCGTCAATTCCACCTTTAAGTTGGTCAAAACTATCCCAAAGAGATGCCAAATCGGATAGTCCAGAAGTAGAAAGGAACTCATGGATAGCAGAAATCGGTTGTGTCACATTCTGTGTCGTTTGAGCCAACTTCTGACCACTAGTACGAACTTTTGTGTTAGCCGTAACAATCTTCTTTCCGGACTCCGCTAACTGACCTTGAACTTTATTCAATTCTTCTTGTAGCCTTGTTTGCTCTGCAACATTGCCCGACTTTTTCGCATTCTCAATCTGTTCTTGCAAAACCTTAATACGAGGTATAAGCAAAGTTTCCGTTTTCGTGTATTCCTCTTGTGCAATTTTCGCATTCTTCAGAGCCTCTTGATAAGCTACAACGTCCCTTGCAAGGTCTTTCCAACCCAAATCACTTGTATTACCAATCGAATTACGGATATTCTGCATAGCATCAACGATACTCTTCTGCTGGTCTGCACCCAAATTTTGGAACTTATCCGTACCTACGAACTTATCCAGATCTGCCAATAAAGGAACAAGCGCATCTTTCATAATGCCACCAACATTTCCGAAGACTTGATACCAGTCTATCTTCTGCATAATAGCACTAGCCTCAACCGAATCCGTCTCTTTCTTCTGCTCTTCTTTCAAAGACTTTATCTTCCATTGCTTGTTTGAGTCCGAATCCGTAGAGTTTTCAACCTCGCTAATCCTCTTAGCATAATCGGCAGCAATAGCTAACTTCTGCTCCTGGAATGTGCCATAAGTCTTCAGATAATCGTACATGCTTTGCGCTTCTTTAGCAAGCACATCCTCATTCTGCTTTACCGCCTTATCCCGAATTGCATTCATCTGATTAGCAACACTCATGCCTATAGTCATATTCATACCATTGACCTTAACCGGATTACCCTTGCTATCCTTCATGGTTTCATTCAAAACCTCATTCTTATACTCTTCATCGGTTTTGCTCTGTTTCCACATATTAGCCTTACGACCTTTGCCGGAATTAACCCAAACAGCTTGGTCACGTTTTTTTCTAGCCTCAACCAATTTGTCTATACCTTCTTCTACCGCCTTTCTCTCCTTGTCGGCATTCTCGGTAATCTGAGCCAATTCCTTGCTATAACCCTCATTCATCGCATTGATGCGATTCTTGGTCATATCTTGGATAGCTTTCTCCGAATAGGATGAAATAGACTTAGCATAGTCCTCCTCAGCCTTCTTGCGTTCATACGCTCTTGCTTGTGGGTCATCCGTTGCACCTGTTTTCTTAGGTGTAGTTTTCTTTGTCGTTTCCTTCGGCTTATTTGCCGCGGCTTTTCTTTTCGCCTCTCTATCTTTTAGAATAGAACCAGCCATAGCAACATCAAGCCTATTGGCATTTTCGTCTCTTAGCTGATTTCCTTGCTTTGTCAGCAATTTACTTCCTTTATGATTAGTTCGGTATTGCTCTTGCCTATTTAAATCTGCCTTACGTCTATTAATCAAAGATTGCAACTGTTTATCCGTTAAAGATTTCATCCAACTTGGAATTTCTGTATCATCATAATGGATTTTTAAATTTAATCCATATTCCTGATTCCATATAGAAATAAGCTGGTCTGTTGAGGAAGTTAAGGCATCTATGCTTTGTTTATTTTGCTGAGCTACCCATTGTGACCTAGCCTGTGTATTATTCCAATCTACATTTTCAGCAGCCGCCTTCATTATCGCATCCTCTGCGTTTTTATAACTTGTCTTTAATTTTGCAAGATTACTCGTATGCTCCAATATCGAATGGTCAGTATTCTCTATAGTCGCTATATTGTAATGTTGTTTTTCTAAGAACGAATCAATAGGCGCAAATGTCTTTTTAACTGCATTTGTGTAAATATTAAAAGCATCTATATGCTCCTTGTAAGACAATGTGCTATCATCTACTCTTTGCTTCAACTTAGCCAGCCTATCTAAAACCTCATCTGTTGCTATGGAATTATACATCATTTGTATTGATGTTATATCTTCCTTATCTACATGTTGCCCACCTTGATACCAATGACCGGATAAGTCTTTGCTAAAATTGTCATCTTCTTTGTTTCTTGCTTCTGTGTATTGGGAAGTGGCAGACATTAAAGCATTAGCCTTTTCTCTTTCAGCATTCTCCAATTGTAAAGTTGCAAGAAATTCATCATGCTTGCCTTTAAGTGTTGTTAAATTATCCTTTTCGGCATCACACTTAATTCCGAACTGCTCGTAGGTTTGGATAAGTTCTTCTTTAGCTTTGTTGTAAGCATCAGTTCCTTCTTTAGAAGACTTCATTACGTTAAGCAAACCATCAACTTTCGCCCTTGTGTTTTCAGCAGAATCTCCAAAATGCTTAGTGTCAACAGAAATATCTTCCTCTTCACCTCCGAACATAGCAACGGCACTAGCAAGCGTTGTTACCAATGTTATAATACCAGTAATCGGATTTGCGAGCATAGCAGCCCACATTCCCTTTAAAGCCATAGTTGTAGATTTTACCGCATTACTAAGCATTAATTCAGCAGTTGTCATTATTTTAACACTTGCGGTATGGATGGCATTTTTTACAGTTGAAGCTGCCGTAGCTAAAGTGCTAGCCTTTTTCGTAGTCGTATTGGTAGCTTGACTAACCGAATTCAACTGCGTTTGTAGTGTTGCTTGTCTCTCTTGTAATTGCTCACGAATAAGCGCAGCTCCTCTTTGCTGACTTGCAATTGTCGAAACATTTGTTTGAGCAATATTCACTTTCTTCGCAGCGGTTGCCAAACGTTCCTTTGCTTCTAGTGCATTCACGGCATTACCCTCGGAGTCAAAAGCCAAGTTTGCACCATCAGCGGTTTCTTCAACCAATTTTTGAGCCTCAGCAAAGGCATCTTGGGCATCTTGCAAATCATTCAAAGCTGCTGTATATTGTCTAGCCAACTCTACATCCCTATCATCAAGATTTGATATTTTCTCCGTGGTAGTCTTCAAATCATCTTTAAGAGATTCTATCTTTTGTTGACGAAGTTCCTCTGTCTTTCTTTTTTCTTCATCAAGCTCAATCTGGCTTTGTGCAGTTGCTTGTTGCTGAGTCTGTAAAAGTTCACGTTTCGTCTCTAGTTGGGAACGCATTTGTGCCGAAATAACGCCCTCTTGCTCGGCTGCATCTAACCTTGCCTTTACAAAATCATCGGACACAGCAGTATCTCCAACAATACTTGCCAAGTCTTGTTGTTTGCTTACTCGCTCTTGCTTTTTGTCCTTACCCAGCGACTTGTAGTTTGAGTTCTCTAGGTCTTGCAAACGCTTGATTTCTGCATCAATTCCCTTCATCATATCATCGGCTTGTTGCGCTTCCTCAGCTTTGCGAATAGAAGCAGCCGCCATTAACGATGCACGATAAGAACCAACAGCTATTGTAGCTACACCAATAACTTTTATTACCTCTTGCCAATTCTCTACCATAGCAGAAATAATTGACAATCCACTAGAGAACACGCCCTCGGATTTTTTGCCGATTTCGTTGAACGCTTGCTGGATGGAATCGCCAATGTTACTCCACTGACCCTCCAATGTCTTTGATTGTTGCTCCATCAAGCCTCCGAAACGACCGCCAGCTTGCGTCATATTAGCGATAGCCTCCTTGAAGATGTCTGATGTGACTTTTCCCTTAGAAACAGACTCTTGAACCTCAGTTGTGTTTTGGTGTAAGATTTTACCCAATTCTTCTGCTAATGGAACACCTCTACCCATGAACTGACGCAAATCCATTGTAAACATTCTTCCTTGCGAAACGGTCGTTCCATAAAGATAAACAAGGTCTCCAAGCGGAATGTTCAAGCCCGAAGCAATGTCGCCAAGCTGGACAAGGGTTTTGTTAACATCTTTCGCTTCCGTTCCGTATGCCAAAAGTTGTTTTGCGCCACCCGTAATGCTGGACATATCGAAAGGTGTATGAGCTGCCGTTTGGATAAGTTCGTCCATTAATTGTTTAGACTTATCCGCACTACCAAGCATGGTATTGAAAGATATTTCAAGTTGTTGGAATTGGGAACGAGTATTGAAAATACTACTTGTCAGTTGTTCAAATCCTAAGCCTCCAAGTAATGTTGCCGAAAGCATGTGAGCATCGCCAGTAACTCTTTGGAACAAACTAGTCATTCCTTCTCCAGCAGTCGGAGCTGACTTCATACGTTCTATCATTTGGCTCATGCTATCGGTCAACATATTTGTTGCCTCTTTTGCCGGATTTGCTGAACCTGCATACAAAACATACTCATTCCGCATATTCTCCAAGGTCTGACGAGCACCGACAGCACCCCCTTCTAAGTTCTTCAACTGAGCTGTTTGACCTGCCAAAGAGCCTTTTAAATAGTCAATATTCTTCTGTAAAGAATCTATGGATGACTTATCCGTTGTAACTCCAAGAGTTAATCTCTTGTTCGTGATTTGCTGTTGGATTTTCTCTATTCGGTCTTTGGTAGCTTGCATTTGAAGTTCATAGCTATAAACTTCCCTTGCGGCTGCTTGCATCTTCTTATTAAACTCGGAAGACATCACGTAAGCGGCTCTTGAAGCAGCTTGTGTCAAGTCCTTTAAGCGATTGCTAGCATCCGCATATTTTTCCGTCAAATCCGCAACAATAGCTGGGTCGGTAGACTTATTGGTCTTCAATAACTCAGCCCTCAACTTTTCACACTCGGAACGAAGTTTCGTAACCTCCTCGAAATTCGCTTTGACATCGAATCTTAATTCTGCCATATTTTATGTTTTATTGGCAAAATTAGCTAATAAACAAAGGAATAACGAAAGAATAAAGGTGTGCTATTTCACTAAAGATTTAAGTGCAGAAAATAAGGTCTAGACACAAAAAAGCCTTCCACATTCACATGCAGAAGGCTCTGAGTTCTTTATCTATTGCAACAATGAAGCCACACGCCTAAAAGGTAGCGGCTACCAAATCTTTTTTTATTTCGTTCATACAATGCGCCAAACGTTCATAAGTTTTCTCGCCAGCTTGCTTTATGCCTTTACTATATTGACGCATCAATGAAGGATTGACACCTGCTCGTTTTGCAATCTCTGACACATTGAGGAAAGAGAAATAATTAAAGAAAGATTGCAAGTCATACTTGTATTCAAATTCAACATCAGGAAACACTTCTCCATTCTCTTTTGCATCCACTTTTGCCAACGCCAAACAATCCATTAAATCTTGCTTTGCAGCGGCAACAGTTTCTCCACAAGAGTTTAAGCCAACCTTACCTATTCCATCTTCGGTATGACACCAAAAAGACCCATCCTTGGCTTGTTCTACAATAACTTTAATCTTCTTCATATATATATTCGTTTATCTTCTTAACAAAAAAAAGAGTCCTTTAAGCAATGAAGAGAGAAAGGTGGGGATTACTCCCCAACCAATTCTCTTAGAATACTATGAGCGGTGCCTGTGGCGACCTCTCTAGCGTGTCTTGGCACGAATTGAGACTTTCCCGTTTTAGGATTAGTCCATTTTTCATGTCCCGAACCTTGTCGAGACAGGAAGCATCCCGCTTCTCTCAGTCTCTTAATCAATTCGCTTTTCTTCATTGTTACAAGAACTCTTTTGTCCTTAAGACAATGCAAAGATATAACATATTTGTTATACAACCAAATTTTATGGTAACATTTTTGTTATATTAACCACAATTAACAAAAAGAGCCACCCCAAAGGATGGCTCTCCATACTGTACTATACTTTACTATACCATACTGCACTTTACCCTACTACACTAGACTTCACCGCACTCCACTACACTTCACACCACTTTTCTGTTGTACACTGCACTTCATTTAATGACTTCTAGCTTATAAAGCTATTGCCTTATGTATAAACGTAGCTACCAATATCGCTAATGTAGAGAATGCAATATGGAAGCTACAAAACCATTTCTGATTTCGTTTGCAAAGGTAAGCATAATTTCTGAAACACGCCAACTATTTAGTGTATTTCTTTGTTCTTTTGAACTTTATTTTCTTTTAGAAACCTATTTTAAAGATTACGCTATATTAAAATAGAACCATCATTTTAAATAAATCCAATTTGTAGTGATGTTACTAAACGTATAACTTTGCTTTTTTGCCTTTTGCGGTTCTTTGTCAAAGTCTGCCGTAACAAACAAATGCGTTCCGTATAATTCCATATTCATTGCTTTTGTTCTCTCATCGCCCTTATCTTCTTCCAATGGAGAAACTTTAGCCAATTCGCTATCAAAAGCATAAAGTTTAAAGAATAAGTCTCCTTTCTGTTTAGAATATTGCACCAATGCGCCATAAGGCTTTTTCACAAGAACAATAGCATTATTCAACTCCCTGTATTCATTACTACAGGTTTCTACGATTTTTTGCTGTTCTTCATTAGCATTTACACGCATCTTTTCCAAATGTTTTCCTAATGAGACATATACGCTATCTAAAATCTTATATGCGCCATACTTATCATAGAAGGCATATCGAAAAGAAACGGCATCCCCGAAATCGGAGCAAGGAACGATTTCGTTCTTTGTGTTCATAGCCTTTTTATTCGTTATAGCCGAGTTCCAATTGATTATAAAATCCGTTACTACGAAATCCAAAGAATATATTAATCTGTTGCTATTGAAGCGATAATCAGACAACGCCTTCTTGTAATTAGCCATTTTTTCTGCCTTAACTTGGTTAGAATGATACACATAGCCACCAATGCCGCCACCTAGCACAACGATAGCTGCGATGATGGCAATAATCAATTTCTTCTTCATAACTTCAATATTTTACAATATGTTTATATTATTTCCTTATTTACCTCTTAGACCCACAAGCACTTTTGCGCTAATTTCCAACGACTTGTATTTTTATTACATAAGTATTGTTATTTTACTTTTCGGCTTCATTGTACTCATAATCCCAGAGGAATAACTTGCCTTTGACGTTTCTAATCGGCTCATCGAACAATTTAGCATTCTTCAAGAACCAATGATATTGGAAATCTTCAGCAAACGCATCCGGATAAGCCTCATGAAATTGAATATCATCCAATTCTACACTGCCGATAATGGCTGACGTTGGTAAATCTTTGAAGTCTGGAATAACAATACCATGCTCTTGGCAATATTTCTTCATTGCGCTCTCCTGCCATCCGTCAAGTTTTTCAGGTTTGGCTTGGCTAGCATGAATAAGGAAACGACCACGGAACTTTCTATTCCAGGTTCTGTTTTCAATGGTCTTGCAGCCGATAGCGATTAACCAAGCATACGGCTGGCGAATTGATAATACTTTCATAAGCTCATTGTTTTGTTGTTTACATTCGCAAAGGTAATAAAAACCTTTGAAAAATGCAAGAAAACTCTAATTTATTTTCATATTTTCTAAAAATAATCTTGAAATAGCTTGCATCCTAAAGGCGGTAAGAGGTTAGATCCTCTTCCGTCTTTTCTTTCTGATTCTGTCCCAATCCGGTTTAAGCACATCCATTGAGCCGACCATCGCCTTGTACTTGTCGCCAAGTTCGCCCTCGTTCATAGAGGAACGGAAAGTGTACATCTTGTATCGTTCATGCTCAGGAACATATAATCCCACCATCAAGGAACGGACTCCATCTACCTCCTGCTCCGGTGCTATCAATACAAGCCCCTCGTTCATGCTTTCCAACTTGAAAATCTTTGAGGTGACAACCTCATAATAGTCTAGTATATTCATATTCTTGTCTCCTATAATTATTTTGTACGTTCAAACACTTCAATATACTGGATAGAGCTACAATCAATATATTTACGTGTAAACACTACTGTACTTCCACTTCCAATCATAAGTGTTCTGTTCTTTGTATTGCAATTGAAAGATGTTTCAATACCAATACCATTGAAGTCGAAACTTAATTTTGCTCCACCTACCAAGTTGATACTTCCTCTAAGACCTTTGTCCTCGGCTTCGCCTAATATCACATTCACATGACCTGCATCCATATTCTCCTATAATTAATTGTTAAACACCTTCTCTAATAAAGATACGTATGATAGAGTCACTATCAATGTAATCTCTGTTTCCGTTCTCACCAAGTATAGTTATCAAATGCTTTTTTTTGTTATAAAGAACATCGGCAGTAAAATCAAATAACTTTGATTTGCTAAAGTTTGCATGAGTTAACTGCCCATTAGAGAGTGAAATTCCTGCAATGCAACCGCACTCCTTTGCATCATCTAAGATGTCTTTGATAATCTTAATATCCATAGTCTTATTACTTTACTTCCCGTTCTACAATATCGAAATTATCCCACGTCTCTCCTTCGCTGTCTGAGATATGAAAGAAAGAACCTGAGATATTGTATAGATAATCATCGCAATTCAAAACTCGCTTGTAATTCTCCAAAGTGTTCATCCCTTTGTGTCCTATCGCTTTTCTTGCCTTATCTATGGTAGAGAAAACTTCTGCATCAACCTCCACTGCTTCACCCAATCCATGTTGGTATGAAGATATTACTACATATACTTTCATAGCTTAAACTCCTTATTTATTACGCAACCTTAGATAATGTTTCTTCATCAATCTCAATCCATTGGCAAGCATCCTTGCGGAAAAAGATGTCAGAATCGAACCGCTTGCCATCCACGATAATGTGGCTACTTTTGCATTCGAACTTATGGTTTCGGGTTAGTGGTATCAAAAGGTACGTATTACCCTCTTTCTTGTCGTACACAAGCGTCAAATCCGTGCCGATAACTTGTGATACCACCTTGCGTTCATCTGAGCTTAAAACGCCAATCTTGCCATCATGCTCAACGTAAAGAGCATCCATCAAATTCTTATCCATATCTCTTAAATGTTTAATGTTCAAAGTCCGGTGCAGTTTAGCGTGTGCCTCACGAAATCTATTACAAGTCACACTCGTATGAGTATTGCTTTTTCAGCTTGTTCAAAGCGTTCTCGGTAACGTAGTAGATGTTATCGAAATATTCGCTTTTCCTGATGCTTCGGCTTTCCTTCAGCTCTACCTTGTGATTGAATGTCACTTCGTAGCGGTTTGCGATGCTTGTAATCAAGAAATCGACCTCACGCTTATGTCTGTCCAGATCGGTCTCTTTATACTCACCACGCTTGATAAATGCGTCCTTGTTCGTCTCTTCGATGGTTGCAACCATGTTGCCTTGCATCACGATAATCTTTGCGCTCATATCTAGTTTCTTTTTAAATCGTTAGAAATCTGTTATGCAACTCTCATAAGGTTTGCCTTCTTGAAGCAACGCCATTCTTCTTTCTCGGTATCGAAGTACACTTGACAAGTGTCATTCATCTTGCGACCTGCACCCTGTGTAGCTGGGATAACCTTCTCGCTCAATGTGCCGAATGCCTCACGCAAGCTGCCATCAACCTTCTGAAAGTAGAACTTCACGATGCGCTTCTTCATCTGACCCTTCAGCTTGATGTTCATCCAAGCAACCTTTAAAGCCTCGCTCATTGTATAGCCGTTCTTCTTGATGAACTGCCAAGCAAGCTTCATTACCTCACTCAATGTATTTCTTAATGTAGTAGCCATAATCACTATACCGTTTTACGAGTGCCGACTCGGCTGCATAACAGCAATTAATAGTTAAACTTTAAAGCCTTTATCTCTTAAAGACATTGCAAAGATAGTAGTTTTTTCTAATACTGCCAAACATTTCTATAAGTATTTTCTAATATTAACACTTATTTAACACATATAAGGCTTTTCTAAACATTTATTTGCTATTTATTAGCCGTTTCTAATATTTAACTATTTTTCTTTGGTAGTATAAAAGAAATAAGCTATCTTTGCAGCAAAATAAATATTAGTATTCACTTATATATAATAAGGTATGGACTTAAAGAAAATAATTAGAAGTCATGGACAAACCATTTCATCTGTAGCCGAAAAGTTAGGTATAACCCAATCGGCATTATCACAACAAATCAATAATGGTTCTATCTCGTTTGCAAAAGTAGAGCAAATAGCCAATATTTGTGGTTGTTCGCCATCTAGTTTTCTTGCTATTGATGGTGAAACCTTATCACATCCGGCTATCATCTGCCCTCATTGCGGCAAGCCTATCGAGTTGGAGATTAAGGCAAAGGAGGGGAAATGATATTCCTCTCCTTTAACTCTTCTATTCTTTCTCCTTCAAAAAGCCTATACCTGCATGAACATTACCCAACTTATACCAAGACTGGGTTAAAGTCATAACATAAATACTGAAGGATTCTTCCCCAATATCAAGTGTGAAGTCTTCATCTACATCAGGCTCTCCATGTCTTACGTACCCCTTATTCGGGGTGTATAGCAATCTATGATATGAGCCGCTCTCACAAATATAAAGTCCGCTATTACGCCAATCTGAACTCCAAAATTCCGGTTTATTCACGTAACAAAGCATTACATCACCATCGTAAATAGGAATACTATGACTTCGTTCATCCTTTTCTCCAACAAACTTTTCGCTATCAACATTGTCAGACTGACGGATAACAGATACGATGGAGTAACCATTTCCAATAAAGTCCGCTATATCAACATATGTTCTTTGCTCTCTAAGGTCAAATTCTTGTTGGCTTCTTACGCCATCTTTCTCAAATATTACAAGTATTCTTGTATACTTATCACCAAAATTGACCATACTTAGAATCAAGCCGTTGTTCATGTAAGACGCATAAGCTTCTTTGGCTAGTGTTAACACACGCTCTAGATATTCCAATGGCTTGTATCTAACTAACCAAGACTGACCTTTATGCATCTTTTGCAAGTACGAATACATGTTCATCGCCTCGCATTCATCTATTCCATGCTTCTTGCAGACCAACTTGAACTTATCCGGATAAACACTAGTTACAAGTCTATCCAATTCGTCCATAGCTTGCATAGCCTTCAAATAATCATTCGCTTCCATTTACTAATCTTTAAGTTTTTCAATTATATAACCACGACCTGTATAGGTACAAGACAAGCCGATATACACTAGCTGATGTAAAAGCCACAATTCTTCAGTGAACGGCAATCTATTACACTTCACAAACTCATCTTCATCCTCAAAATCGGATGCCTTTTCCAATATTTCTTCCTTTGTCATTATCTTTAAATTTGTGCCCGAAAGCTGTTAATCCGCATCTTTTATTTTTTGTAATGTGTCAAGTATCACGTTTGCAATCTCAAACCTACCGACATTTGGATTCTGTGGGACACTATAACACAAAGCTTTTAAAAGCTCAAAACATTGATTCTCATATAATATCATACGCTTACTTCTTTTGATTAAAATACTTTTCCAACTCTCGAAGAATGAACATCCCTCCTATCTTGAAAGACTGTTCTATCACTACTCGATGTTCCTTAAATACGTTTTGACTTCTTGCAAACCGAAACGCTTCATTCTCTAGTATAAGCACAAACTTATTAAATTCTGCATCGGTCATTTGCATTCACCTCCTTTGATAAATAAGTCAAACAATTCATCTGCGTATATCCAACCATCCAAACCATAAGCTTTAACTTCTAATTCCCACATTTCTTGATATGTGCCGCAATCAGTCTTGTACATCATATCGTATAGGTTGTAAAGATTTCTATAACCGCAGTCTCTTGAGTATGCAAGAATCCTTCCTCTGCCAATTTGAGGAACTTCGTTAGCATTATGAATCAAATCTTTGAATATCTCTTTCTCTGCCCAATCAATGCCATCCAAGAAATGCTTATCGGCATTTTTATCTCTTTGAACCATAAAGCCGTTTTTGCTAACCTTTCTGATTACACGATAGCTTTTTCTTGCGTAATCTCTGGCGGCTTGAATTTTTTTCTTTATGTCTATCATAACTATTACTATATTAAAAAGGTAAATATGGACGTTCAAGAAAACTAAGTAAAACAGCATGTTCTTTATATGCGAAAGAATCTGTTCTTCCCATTCTCTCAAAGCGTTGCATTTGCCTTTTACAATGCTCTATAAGTTCTTTCTTAAAAGCTTCGTCCATAACTTACCTCCACATCTTTAGTTGTACCTAACAATGATTCGTTGCCTTCGTAAGGGATGCAGAACTCCCATCTACCATTAACACATACATAGTCAAGATATTCATCTGTCTTATCTGTATGGCTAAATATATTTGCACGCCATTCCTCAGTTTTTTGATGTCTAACCAACACATTATCGAATGGTTTCAGCTCTACCTTTGGCTTCAAGTTCACAATCATTTTCTTCTCAGCATCCCAAACCTTGCCTTTCTTTTCGAGAGCTGAGAATAGCTGTTTTTTCTCTGAGTCAGTGGCAAGGCGAAGTTTACAAAGGTCTTTCTTAAAGAAACAAGTTCTATAGCCCATACTCAAAGTTAGACTACTTAAATCTAAAGAAATAAATGAGCTATAACCTTCTGATAAATCAGTTTTATCTGATACTATAAATACATCTTGTCTATTACCATAGTCGGCAAAAGCTATATCCCCATCCTTGAACTCTGGCTGAGTCTTCTCAATCTCCAAAGTCTCAAGGTTTAGTATGCCACCTAATTTTCTTTCAATCTCTCTGACATATCCATAGGCAATATTGTTTTCTAACTTGACAAACTTAGCTGTTTCTGCATTTGATACGTCTTCGTAACCATCCCTGCTATTAGAATAGCATCCGTTGAACTTTGTATAATCATCAGATGCCCATTCTTTGAAAATGCACTGAAATCCACAACTATTGATAAGCAAATCGCCCTTCTTCCAGGCGAACTTGCCCCAGTCACGCATATTCTTAGAAGGAAGGAGAATCCGTAAGCCTGCAAGCCAGCATTTTTCTGTACCTAGTTTTGAATAATCAAACAAAAGAGTACTGCCTACTTCATTAGTTGATGTACATTCTATATAAGTACCAACGTCTGTTGTGTTGACTTTATCTAACTCTACGTCTATATTGCGTAATAAGTCGTACAACTTAGTTCCTTGCGGCTTATCCTTTAGGATTTCCGCTACATTAATCTTATTTCCCATATCTGACTTTTTTATATTCATTTATTCTTCACTAAAATATTTCTTAACAAACACTCGTTCGGTGAGCCATTTTCCAAACCCCACTCTAAAGTAACGCTTTGATTTACCTTTCACAAACCCATATTCATCACGAGGTGTATTTACACTTAGGTATATCTTAGGAACATGGTTCACCGATACGTATGCAGTTATATATTCATCCGAGAATGCCAAATGCTGAACTTCACGGAACTTTACACTTTTAAAGAACATTTCCTTCATAAGCCTTAGTCCTTATAGATTGCATCAAGAATGCTTCTGAAATTCGGATTATCAATAACGGCTTGGGCATCTTCTTTGTTCTTGAAGTAAATAGCTCCCTCGTTATAACTACTACAAGAAGTAATACCATATTCACGGGTTCGCATGATATTATACTTATGTTCATTAGAATTCCAATCCGGTTTCCAATCTCCATTATAACACTTAGCTATATCCATTAACTTATCCAATGCAACAATTTTCTCTACATTACTATTAGTAACATTAGCAACGACTGGGCTAAGGCCACGGTCTATTAAAGTAGATATAACATCCTCATAGCTGAAGGGTCTCTTCTTGAATGCTATAATGCCCACTTTCAAGTCACTTTTTTCAATGTCCACTTCCATTCCTTTAGGAATATCTATGATTAACTTATTATCTAGCATTTCCATTTTTCTTATGTTTCATTTCCAAAATATATTTTTTATTCACAACCAACTCAAAGAACTTATATTTAGCATGCATGTAGTTGCGACCTAAATCAACTCCACCGACAAATTCTTCCATATACCAAGAGATTGCCGTATATTTTACAATATCATGCTCTTCCGGATGATTCACACGACCATTCCACACATCTGTGCGAACCAAATCGCAATACCCATAAGGTAATTTGGCACGTATCATTCTTGTGTTCTCCGCATCAATATAAACGTTTTTGTATTCTAGGTCTACACCTAGAATTTTACGATTAAGCTTTGCTACATCCATATCCCATTAATCTTAAAACACTACGTTGAAGATCCCTCGGTTTTAACGGATTTTTCTTCAACATTTTATTCGCTTCGTTTCGTATCTTGCGGCTTTTCCACTTCTTTGTAAGACGCATAGCCTTTAACAAACGATGGTCTCCGGCTAGCTTTCCAGCATCTTTCTTGCCACAATAATAGCCTTGCCTATAAGCCCAATATCTAGTCTTATAGACTTGCTTCATTATCTTCTTAGCTTGTCTTATTTTCATATCAACCTCACTTTCTATGGAAAAACGTTCCATGACACCAATCGCTGCTTTCAACATACTCATGTAGTTTAGTACATCTTCCTGCGAGCATACCATTGAAATGTTTACAACGACTGCATTCCTTTGAAGTTCTCAAAATTGAACGAAACAAACTAACGTTGGCACTCGGCATATTTACCTTATTCCATCTGATAGTTGCTTTCTGATAGAGATTCTTTAATCTAGGAATGAATCTACTCTCTTTCTTGAATGTATATTTTGAATCGAAGTAACGTGTGTCCGTTCCTTTCGCCATCATATTCAAGATTTTCTTAGCTTGTCTTATCTTCATATACTACTTGTTTTTATAAATTTCACATGTCCCCTCATAAATAGTGTTATTACTATAAATGTCATTATATTGCGAAATGGAAACCAATTCGTTTGCCTTCATTCCCTTAAGAATTTCATCGTACACACTTTCTATTGCTCTTCTCTTCAATTGCTCCATGCCAGATTTGTCACGGCAATAGTATTGCATTTCAAAATTTGACATTGTAACTCTTGAATGAAGCTTAACGACTTGTGGCTTTATGTATCTAACCTCTATCTTTGGCTTGATGCCTAGTTTGTCAGCTAGCCATTGTTTCCATTTCGGTTTTACATCTTCTCCATCCAAGCAAACAAGAAAGATGTAAATTAGACTAACACTTATATATAAAATTACAATTTCCATATGCTACTTATTTTTATCTCCTAATAATACGTGTCTTCGATAAGGGAAGAAATAGCAACGTTCTCCTGGACACCACCAACTAGGAGCGTTCTTCATACATCTACGACATAACGCTATATTCTTCTCAGCTTTTATGTTGTCACGTTCAAACTTTCTTCGTTCTCTTCTTGAAAGAGGAGGATAAGGATAAGTCTCTTCCTTAAAAAGCTTTGTGGCTAAAGCATTCAGTCTTTGAACTACTTTTTCTAATATTTTTTTATCATACGCTACTTCTTTTTATCGAATTTATTGCCAATAACCTTAAATCTATTTAATGAATCTTTCTCACTCATAAGGTATGTTAGTGCAACGCAAAAGTCGCGACCATTCTTAGCGAGCAAACAAAATGCGCCATATTTAAACACTACTATTCCGTCAGGACTATCATTGGTAACATTTGAAAGCATGTCACCTTCCCAAACCTCATTACCTTTGCAATCTGTCAGCCCTGTGGACATACAGACTGTAGAAGGGTCAACCTGATGTGCATCATTTCTATTAAGCATTGATTCACTCTGCCTATCCTCGATGATGTAAGTGTTACCACATTCAACATAGAAGTAACCTTCTACCCAAGTGTTATTGTCAAGACGTTTAGCCTTGAACTTGATGTCTTCTAATTTCATAAGCTATAATCATTTAATCCCCTTACATTGTTTAACAACCGTCTCATTGAAAGACAAATTATAAGCATGAGTATCTGTAATACCTTCGGCCTCTTTATATTTGTCAAGAATAGAATCCCTTATTCCGTCAATATTAGGCTTATCTAAAAGTTTGAACATGATGACATTAGTCCAATCGTCAATTCTCCTGTTTGGATTATCAATCTCGTCTTTATACCAACCAGATTTTCGCCCACTATCTTTATGTGGAACACGATATTCTGCTACCATTGGTATTGCGATAAATCCATCATTCTCCATAGTAAGAACCATTACCCAATCAAGCTCAATTCCAAGTTTTTTCATCTTGAAATACTCTTTAATGGGCAACCATCCTTCTAACTTCATTCGCTCAATAAATAAGTTAGCTACTCCTGCTCCTATATTTTTTTCGTGCATACTTCTCATTTTTATTTAACTTTATGAGCAGTACTATTAGTATGCTCTATATGTTCATTACTACAACAATATGGATAGAAATACTTATCCGCTCCTTTCATAAGTGCTTCTATAATATCATCGTCACTATCTTTGCACTTAGAATCAATAGTAACTCTAATACTTACTTCAAATTCTCTTACCATAATTATTCTTTTTAAGTTTCTTGCATTGCTGTATAGCTAAAGCTATTCTCATTCTTCCTTGCCAAGAAATGGCACTAGAAGAAAGGTATCTCTCCAATATTGGTGATATTGGATTAAGAAGCTCTGCGTATACTAAGCTAAATCCTGATATAAAAATATCTACATCCTGAGCATCAACATTATCATTGTGGGCATTTATTAACTCTACGGCTTCTTTATACTTCATATCATTCAAAAGCTTTGCTAGTACAAATTTAACATCCCATTCCATATCAATCTTCTTTAAGTTCTACTGGCTCATCGTTCCAAGTAAGTTCTCTTCCGATGAGCTTCTTGATGCTGCCTTTTGGAATATGTATACAATCAAAGCACGACATAAAACGAGTTTCTTCTCTAGAAGGTTGTGCATTATAAATATACTCTGTACCATCCATATCAACTGCTACCCATGCCATAACTATTTCTCCACTTTTACACCGAACGGAGTTCCGTCGGCAAATAACAAATTCTTAAAGCTATTTTCAAATGTCTCATCTTCATATCCACGAAAGTGACAGCCATTAGTAACTAAGCATGTAAATGCACGATGTGTTTGATAATTAGCAAAGTACTTATCTTTAACAACACCAAACGGCTGATGCTTTAACATTTCTTGCCAGCACTCTTCTGCATCCTTG